CGGATGTTAGCAATGTCTTGATCAATTCTCCCATTGGTGTTGGAAGTATTTTTAATTTTCCACAACCAGCAGTTCCGTCCATCCACATGCCTTCTACACTGTGGCAAACTCGATCCAGATTGATCTTGAGATCTTCTGGATGATCCACTTCACCTAATACCGAATTGCCTTCACGTATTTGGGTGTTGATGGTGGTAACTGCTTTGTTGATTTCATGCAATGGATATATTCTATCGTTGGCGTTGCGTTTGTCGCCTTCGATGCAAATACCTTTGAGATACAGATGTTTTCCAGTGCCATCTGGTCCAGATTCTTCAAGAACCTGGATGTTGGCCTGTGTAAAAGTCAATTGTTCTCTTAGGTATTTCATCAATTATCCACGTGCAACTGGGCTCTTGGTGTTGACACCAGAGGCTTGACCCAAGTGTGGCTTGTTAGCTGGCTTGAGATTTTGTGTGCCTTGTGCTGGTGTGTTACCCACACGACCAATCATGTCTTTGGTGGTGTTTCTGTAAGCAGGTGTGTCGTGATTGCCGCCCATTTCGCCGCCAGCATGTACAGGTTTTACGCTGTTGCCAATTGGGCCTTTTGCGCCTGCATTTGCAGCCACAGTAGACCGCTTGTTCACGCCGCCTTCTTCACTAGTCACTGGCTTTGGGGCTGCTTTGAGTGTGACAGCCTCCATCATGCCCGGTTGCATATCGCCAGTATCGTCCATTTCAATAGCGTCACCGCCTTCTTCAGGACCAAAACCGTCGCCGTTGCCGCCGCTCATGCCGCCCATCATTTGTTCAAACTCGGCCATCAACTGGTCCAGTTTGTCTTCTACATTCATGATGTCGTCTTTGGTAGCTGGTTCGTCACCGCCCATATCATCGTCGCCCATGTCATCATCGTCAGCTTTGACATTGTTGATAAATTCTTCGGCTTCATCGCCGCCCATTTCGTCGCCGTCATCGTCGCCTTCGGCTTCCATGTTCATGTCGGACTCTTCTTCCATCTCAACTTCGTCCATCATGCCTTCTTCAATTTCTTCATCGGCTTCGTCGGCCATCATATTTTCATAAATCTGGCGGCTCTTTTCCACAATGATATCATGGAAAAGCTCTTGAGCTTTTTGCTCTTCATCATTGATCACGTATTCAATCAATTGTTCAAATCTGTTCATAAGAAAACTCCTATAGGTAAAGTGTGCTGTTATTTACACAGCCAGAGAAATCTACAGTGTTTAAGGGCTCAAAATGACGATAAATTGCAGGATCTGCAAATCGTCCAGCTGTCACATGCCCGGTGGAGCAGCTGGTGCTGGTGCATACTGCTGACGCACCAATTTCAATTTGTCTTTGTATTCTACAGTTCGAATGTCATTCATGCGGCGCAGTTTGTTTAGTTGACGTAGAGTCAAATGAGTTTTTCGCAGATCACCCAGCTGAGGTTGGCTGTTGTCCTGTGCAAGATCCTGATAGGCTTCAGGCTCTTTGTGAAAAAACTCGTTCAGTATCATACAGATATTTATGCCGGAGCGCCTGGCGCTGCACCAGCGGGATTTGCTGGCATAGGTGCACCTGGTGTCACGCCTGGTAGGCCCGGAGCAGCAGGCTCCATTCCCGCAATGTCTTGTCCTGTTTCAATGTCTGTTTCCATACCTGCTGGCGTGATTCCTACTCCGCGCAAATCTTGTCCACTTGCGGATTTTTCTTCCACAGTGTCGTTTTCTTCGCGCCACATTTCTTCGTTTTCTTTGATTTCTTCTTCGGTCAGACCCAGGAAACGTTCCAGCATGAATCGCTTGCTCATGTAAGGCAACGGCTCCAGACTTTGGAATGCATTGATCCGTGTGTTGTCCAGTTCACTTTGACGGTAGCTGGCAAAGTTTTGTGGTGGGTTAAACTTCAAACTGAACAGGCTGGAGTCTATATTAAACCCACGCCATTTCATGAACATCTTGAATTCGTCGTCTAGTTTTTGTACGATCAGTGCTTGCAATCGCTCGCAATACTGGTTGAATCTGTACTCTTGTATCAAAGCTGTGCCTACTTTTCCGTCGTTCATGGTGGCGCCGCTGTCGTCCGGACCTGTGGGCAAATAGCTAGAAGGCACACGTAGACCACGAGCCATTTTGTTGTTGAAATACTTCAAATCGTCAATTTCGCCCAGATTTTGACCGCCAGCCAAGGTGTCAATACTGCTGCCTCGACCGTCTGCTGTGACAGGAAAAAAGTAATCTTCCCCCACACTCAATGGGTTGTAACTGGCATCCATCATGTTGGTTCCGCCACCTGTTATGGTAGGAATGCGCCGCTGATGCATTTCGTTTTTGACACGTTCCACAAACGCCATGGCCAAGTGACTGGGCATGTTGCCCACGTCAATCTTGAAGATTCGCCGTTCCGGAGCACGTTGCACACGATAAATCAGGATGGAGTCTTCCAGCAGTTGTTTCTGCTTGAACACCATGTAGATCTGTTCCAGAATGCTTTTGCCAAATGGCCAAAACACATCTAGACCTTCGTTCAGGCTCATGTGTACCACGTGTTTGGCATCCAAACAAACTTCGTTCATGGCCTGCATGAATCTGCTGTTGCCCACGCCACCTCCGGTGCCGCCGTTGGGCATGGTGTAGTTGGACGATCCGCCCACACTGCCTGTGGTGGGGTTGGTCATGTAGTCTGTGGTGGTTTTGGCTGCCACACTCATGTTTTGAAAGTTGGGATTGATATCACGAATCACATACTGCTCTGGACGCTTGCCTTCGCTTTCGTTCACAATCACACGGGCCAGTTTGCTCATGTCCACCCACATCATTTCAAATGTTTCTGGATCACGTACAAATATCTGATCGCCGTATTTGATGGTGTTGCGGAACAGTTTAAATATGCGTTGATCCAGTTTGTTCAGTTTGACCCATTGCTGTAGTTGTTTCTTGATGATGCTGATCTCGTGATCAGTGGGTTTTTCTTTGAAATCCACTTCAAACGGTGTGCCGTTTTGCTTGTTGGGCTGTGTGCTAAACTCTGCAATAATATCCAAACATGCATTGACTTCTGAGTCCATGTCCATGTTTTCATACTGATTGTAACGTTCAATTCTGTTGGGATGACCACTATACACTTCGGGCAAGCGGCTGGCATAGTTACGAAACACAAAATCTGCTTGAGGACCGGTGCCGTCATTTTTGCCGTAGTTGTCTAGACCAAATTGATTACGGCCCGATATGGGGCTGAGTTGTCCGGAAGTGTCGGCCACTTTGAAATATTTTTTCCAAGAGCCTTGAGTTGTTTTTTCTGGCATGATATGTTATTTACCGCGTTATGCTTGAGCCGCCAGTATCTTTTCATTGACTGAAACACCGTTTCTTTGCACTCTGATCAACTCTTGAATTGCAGACAGCAGCATTTGATTTGTGTCTTGTTGATTGGTCAACGCAGATTTAACATCACCCATGCTGTTTTCAAAACTGGTTCTGGCAGCTGATTGATCTTTCTTTTCAGCGTCTGTTTTGATAGTCATGGTTTCAGTTAGCATTCTGGCCACATCTGCAGGGTTATCTAGTGCAACACTCATACCCTTGCTGTTGAGTGTGGCCACGTCTGAATTGATTGTGAGATCTGCTACCCCCGGCATATTTTTATTATATGCACCCATTGGGTTCAATGCAGCCACTTGATCTGCAGTCAACGGTGCCACAGTGGTTGCACCTTGATCTTTAGGTGCCACTGTTTCGGTTGATTTTTTATCTTTTGGTTTGGGAGTACGTTCCCAATGCCCCGGATCATCTTTTGGCAATGGGCGACGCCAGCCGCTGTCTTGAAGGATTTTGGCAAATTCCTTTGTCATTTTACCAGTATCTACATCTATAGCATCACCAGAAAGGTGTTTGCTATTTTCACCAACAGGAAGATCATCTTTGGTAAACCATCGGCCTTTGTCGTCTTGATGATGTTTCAATCCTTCTTGTTCTTCTTTGGTGCGGAAGTTACTGATAATTGGAACACCTTTATTGACCAATTCAAGCACGTCTTCAAGCACCCGAGCACCATTTGGCAGCAGAGTAATTTTTGCAGGATCAACTGCTTCAGATCCAGCTGCTGCAGGCTTGGGCTTTGGCGCTTCAGGCTCAGCTGCTTTGGGTTTGACTGGCTCAGGCTCAGCTGCTTTGGGTTTGACTGGCTCAGGCTCAGCTGCTTTGGGTTTGACTGGCTCAGGCTCAGCTGCTTCGGGCTCAGCTGCTTTGGGTTTGACTGGCTGGGGTTTATTTTCCTGTTCTTCCAGTATTTTTTCAATTTTCTTGTCAAGTGCTTGTTCATCAGGCTTGACTGGCTTTGGCTTGGGTGCTTCAGGTTTGATTGCCACAGGTTTAGCTTCGGCAGCATCTTTAACAGCACGGGCTTCTTCAGCAGCTTTGTCGGCAGCGGCTTTTTTTGCAGCAGCATCTTTAACAGCACGGGCTTCTTCAGCAGCTTTGTCGGCAGCGGCTTTTTTTGCAGCAGCATCTGATTTGGGTTTCACTAGCTCAGGTTTAACCGCTCCAGGTTTAACCGCTCCAGGTTCGGCATTGGGCTCTTGGGGCTTGACTGCGTCGGCTGCTGGTTTGATTGTTTTCTTGGCTGCTTCATCAAGTTGTTTAGCTACCGCTAGTTGTTTTTCAGCTGCTTCTAATTGTTTTTCAGCAGCCACTCGATTTGTTTCTGCTGCTTTGGCACCATCTGCTGCTTCTTGTAATTTTTTCTTTTCTGCATCCAAATCAGCTTGAGACGCTTTGCCAGCCTTGACTGCTTTTTCAAGCAGTGCAGTTTTTTCCATCTCTTCTCTTAGAGATTTTTTTGCCAAAGCTTCAGCTTCACTTGCTTGAGTCTTAGACTCGTTTGCCTGAGCTTTTTCCAATTGTGCTTTTTTTAGATCAGTATCTGTTGATACAATTTGGTCTGTTGGTGTTTTGCCAGCATTGCGAACATCCAATTTAAAATATGGATTGTTTTGTAAGTAATCAATTATTTCTTTTGTGATTCCTTTCTGTATGTCAACCACAGTATCTGCTGACAATTTTATTTTGGTACCATCGGTGAAATTGATAGTTATACCTTTGTTGACCAACGATTGCAATGCTATCATTATTTGTTGTTGATCTTTGAGCAATGCGGCATAACCAATTAGTCTTGGATCTCCCCCGGCTTTTTCTGGAGTTTTGCCATCTTCAGATGTTAATTTTTTTCGTTCATCCAGGATTTTTGCCATCTCTGTATTGAAATCTTTTTCAAGAAATTGTCTGGCCTGTTGTGTTTCTGCAAATTTTACTAAGTAATTTTCCCCTGTGCCTGTTTGATAGGCGCTGTTGAATTTTTCACTGGTCCTAGCAAGAGCTTGTAATGAACTGTATGCTCCTTCGCCACCTGATTTGAGTCCTGCGCTGACATCCGCAATATCTTTCATTATCTGACCTTGAGTGCTGGTACTGGCTTTTTGTGCAGCTTCGGTGGTCATCATCCCTGTGGACAAGTCACGAAAGCCCTGTGCCAGTTCAGGAGATACTTTGGCCAAAATTAAATTTTGTTTTTCAAGTTCGTCAGCAGCAGCAATTTGTTGAGCATCTCCACTGGCTCTCATGGCAGCTATTTTGGCACCAAATCTTTGCTCACTCAGTGCTGCTTCTCTTGCAGATTGCTGTTCTTTTCGGCTCATGCCCAACAGTTTGGCCAATGCATCTTGTTCATAGATATATTTGCGTGTGCCAGCGATCAATTCATCATTGGTCATTTTTTGAGATCGCCCAGCAAGATTTTGCAATCTGATATAGCCCATCATGCTTTCATTCACTTGGTCTTGTGTCATTCCCAAGGCAAAAAAGTTTTGTCTGTCTTTTTCAAGTGCCTGGCCTAAATTTTCAAATTTTCTACGACCATCAAATGCACTTCTGCCAAACGCTGCAAGTTCTTTGCTGTTTTGATTGACCAGGCCTATGTATTCATCCATTTTGAGAATGTTGAGACCTAAGTTTGAAGCACTTTGACCAACTCCGGTCATGCCTTCACTGGCAGCAGCACCTGAGTCGGCTAATTTGCTGTAGGCATCATACTGTCGATCTGCCATGTTGCTGGTCAAATCATACAGGGTAGCAACAAGTTTAACACTGCTGCCTGACAGCTTTGCCAGGCCAGACAGGAAACTTGCAAACAGTGGACTATTTCCTAACACACCAGCAGCTTTTGATATGGTATTTGTAAATTGGGCAACTGACTCTGCTGTGGCCGCGGTCGACGTACTGAACGCCTGCATGCCACGTCGGCCTTCATACAAGGAGTTACCGAGTGAGCCTGATGCTTTTTGTAAATTGTATAGCGAATCTGCTGCTGATCTTGACGCAGCCATTTGTGCTCGTTGTACCGCTGACAGTTCTCTTGTGGAATCAGCTGCACTTGCTGTCAGTCTGGAATATCGGTCAAACTCTGAACTGAGTCTACCCAAATTTGCGGTAATCGAATTTACTTCGTCATTTAAGTCAGCCATGTATTTTACACCTATAAGTAGTGTATATTTATAGGTGATTTATGACCCAATTTGCTAACCCGTTGAAACAATATTTTCGGCAACCTGCGATCTACATGCGCTTGCCCACAGGAGGAAAATATTGGCCCGCAGGCACCATTGACTTGCCACCAAACGGTGAAATACCAGTTTACCCAATGACTGCCATTGACGAAATAACATATCGTACTCCCGATGCTCTGTTCAATGGACAAGCTGTGATCAGTGTGATACAAAGTTGCATGCCCAATGTTAAAAATGCCTGGGCAGCACCTGCAGCAGATGTCAACAGTATGCTGGTGGCCATAAGACTGGCCAGCTACGGTCATGAATTGGAAATCTCTAGCACTTGCCCTGCCTGCAACACTGCTGAAGACTATGCTGTGGATCTGCGACAAATACTAGATCAATTGAAATTGCCTGATTTTGAAACCACATTGCAGCATGGCGATTTAGAAATTGCATTTGCACCAGTCAGCTATGAACAGCAAAACCAAAGCAATCAATCGCAATTTGAAGAACAACAAGTGATACGAAGCATAACTGATTCTGACATGTCTGAAGAAGAAAAACTTAAAAAACTCAACGAAGCCATGCGACGCATCACCGAGCTCACAATACAAGCACTCAAATGGAGTATCGCCGGCATACGTACTCCCAGTGCTATTGTGAGCGAACAAGAATACATACAAGAATTTTTAATCAATTGCGATAGAAAATTGTTCAATGCCATACGTGACCGTGTGATTGGTCTTAGAGAAATCAGTGAGTTGAAACCCTTGGATATCAAGTGTGGCAATTGTTCACATGAATATCACCAGACAATCACACTGGATATGACAAGTTTTTTCGGAGCCGCCTCCTGAATTCCACCGCTGACGAAATTTCAAAAATGGTAGACGATATGGAACAGGAGGCTGATGAGTTGCGTCGGCAAAGTTTAAAAATGAGTTGGTACATGCGCGGCGGCTTGTCATATGATGATGTACTGAGTCTGAGCTATCGTGAACGCGGCATGGTCAGCAAGATAATCAAAGAAAATCTTGAAACTACCAAAACTAGCAAACTGCCTTTCTTCTAATGGACATTCTCACAGTCACTCGAGACATACTCACCTGGTCAGAAACTTTTGTAGAAGTTCCGCATCCAGCCCTGGGTGGTTGGCCACCTTGCCCATTTGCACGGCAAGCACGGCTGAAAGGCTCTGTGGGCATATTCATTGGCCAGGATCCATATTTTGATCTTGAATCACGTGCTGCATTAGGCATGCAACAGTACGAGGTGATAGTGTATGCTTACGATCCTACAGAATGGACCCGTGATATTTTTTCACCAAGATTACAAGCAGCCAACCAAGACTTTTTGCTTGCAGCAGACTTGATTGTGCTAGAAGATCATCCCACCGACGTTGAAGATGTCAACGGAGTGATCATGAATCAAGGCAAATATGCATTGAGCCTGGTCCAGAGTCTGAGTGATCTTGACCGTCGTGCCAAACAAATGGCTGACAAAGGATTCTATCATGCCTGGCCAGAACAGTATCTCACAGGTCTATTTGAAAATAGAAAAGATCCAAGATGACTTATCAGTTTGCTAGAATTGACTTAGAAAAAACCAACTACAAACCCACGGTAGACTGGCGGTTCATAACCAATCGTGATGCTGATACGCTGGCACAGCTGGACAACATCTATAGAACCTACTGCATCTACAGACGCTTTGTGAGCGTGATACCCATGTTTCATTCTAGATATCATGACTCAATGGCCGATCTGATTGGATACTATGACGCAGATCGGCTGGTGGCCTGGAGTTTGATACGCAGATTTGACCAGCACAATGCACAATGCGATCAATTTGCTTGGACCTATCATCGGCCCAAGCTACGCATGGGCATAGAAACAATGAAAACCGAGTGTGCGATCTACAAGGAGCGAGGATTTGAATACTTGTATCTAGAACAAGCGCACTTGTACAAGTCAGAAATTGATGGATTTGAAATACTAGGACCACTGGAGTAACACATGGCAGACTTATATACAATTTGGGCAAACAAAGAAGGCGATATCTCAGACCTTGACTGGGTCACAGGCATGAAAAGTTTTTTTGATCATCTGATCTCTGAAGGCAAGATGGAGAGCTATAGAATCACCCGCTGCAAGATGGGATTTAGATCAATCGCAGACATGCCTGAATGGATGATCCTGATGGAATTCACAGGCATGGCACAGATGGACCTGGCCTTCAAACGTGTGGCACCTTTAGAGGGCGAACTTGAAGTCAAACACAAAAGCTTCAATCAGTTTGTGTCAGGTGACATTCAACATGCCTTGTTTAGAGATTGGCCAGATACCAATCTCTAAAGTTTGATTAACTTAGATATTTGCACCATTCGGGAAAAATAGTTTTCCAGGATTGATCTGGATCATACCACTCTAGGAAATTTTTTAACAAAAAGTGATTGCTGGTATCAACTGGTACATCTTTGACCATGTTGATCAGACTGTCAGACGATGAAATTTGATTGACTTTGGCTAATCTAGTATAACACTCTGAGCGTATTTTTTCAGGAATAGCTGCTACTGACATGCATTCCGGTGTGGTCAGCAAGATAAATCTCAATGGAATATTGAACTGTGCGGTCCACGATATCAATGTATCCAGGTGCAATAGTGTCAGTGCTTGAACTGTACACTGACTGCTTATGCTTGAAGATTCGGGCATCTGTTTGCAAAATTGCTCTAGATTGATTTTGATACTTTCCCAAGTGCTGCCTTTACGTACCCAGTCTTGAACTTCTGCAATACCTTCAAGACTGACACAAAAATGTACGTGACCAAAATTACCCAGTTGTTCAAGTGTATCCAACAATGAAACACTTGCATTGGTCACGATGGTCAAGGCTGTTTTTTGTTTTTGCTGGTCAGGTATAGATGCTAGCATTTTTAGCATCTTCATATCCAGCAACGGCTCGCCACCCAGTACTTTGATATTGGGAGTGTGTTGATCAATTACAAATTTCAACAGTTGGTAATTGCCTTTGTCTACAAATGCGTTTCGAACTTGATTTAAATACGCAGGGTTTTGGGATAGATTATGTATCACCCAGACGGAGTCTTTTGTCTGTTGCCAATGAGCATATATTTTGCTGCTGTTAGCTGGATTGCACATAGAGCAGGCAAAATTGCAAACATTGGTCAGACTGATATCAGCTGACAGCAGCAGATCACTTTTGTAATCTGTTTTATGTTTAAGATAGAGTTTGACCCAAGATTGATCAATCAGGTGACCAAGATTCTTGGTCACTGTGTCATTGGCTGTTTGCCGCAAACTGACTTCGCTGTGTTTTTCTTTTTGCCAGCATTTGTTGCATTCTTTTATTTGATTGCCGTGAGAAAGTTCTTGTCTTACATACTGGATGTAATCACTGTTTAACCATTGATCGGCTGATGAATCAGGATATTTAAAATTCACAGTTCCAGTGAACTCAGTGCTAGTCTGATCTATCTCACAGCATACACTGAAATTTCCAATGCTATCAGTTCTAAGTTGAAACCATGGTGCAGCACAAAAAGTTGATTTTTCTATGTACATGATCTATTTAAGAACTTCTAGCGAAGTTCTGTTAATTTCGCTACGCTCATTAACATCTTTTTGGACTAGAGCGAAGCGATTATTAGTATCATCTAGATACTGCGGTCATAATTCACCGTATGCACGGTGAATTGATGCATCATCTGAGTGACAGCAGTCATTTACGATAATGAGATTGTGGTTACCCACACGGAGGCGGTTGACCGGTACCCCCTACTCAAGCTTCACATATCAACGGAACCCTAGTGACCCAATGTAAATCCAAGTCCTATAAGCAGGGGTTGTATCTGTTTTACAGAGCCCCAACCATTTGTTGCCTTAAGTTAGCAATTGCCTTTGACGCCCAAGTCCAGACCGGGTATCTCACCGTTCCTCAATGGGGACAAGCCATGTCGCCTGTCACTGTGTCTTGATATTTGCCTATTTTATATTAGATAAGTGTTTTCTAGTTTATGAGTATTTGGTTCTAATAGATTGTGTAATTGTTTTGTATTGATAAATTTTTCTAATTTCCACGTTTTCAAGTTCAGATTGTGTTTGTATATAAGATAGTGTTGTATAGCTGCTTCTTGCAGGAGATCAAAGTCAAATCTCACTAGATCCATGTCGTTTCCGTTGATGATGTAATTTACAATAGTATCAAAGTACATAGCAAATGTCAATCTATTAGAGTGTATTTTTTTCCATTTGTTGTAAACTGTTATCCAGTGAGTTTTTTTGCTGTTGTTGATTTGGATTTCTAAAAAATCAAACAGCTGATCAACTGTTTGATCAAATATGGTATATAATTCAAATGTATCAAAATTATAATGTGGAATAGTTAGATCAATGTTTACGGAGATATTGGGAACAGAAAATGGACGTATATTCAAGGCCAGAAATTCTCGCTGATCCCATATGTGATTTAAATTTTGCTCTTGCCATACTTTATGACTATCAGCAAAAAAATGTTCAACAAAGTCTTGCAATTGTTCCTCATTGGATGCATTTTTTTTGTTGTAGTCAGACCATTTTGAACTCAAATTTCTAAATCTTGTTGAACAGTGATACAACGGATGCCCACTGTATAAAACAATAATTTTTTTAAATTCTGTAGCAATAGTAGATACGAGTTCAGCAGTGGGTTGATGCCTGGTGCCAGGATTCATGCGAGAATTTGGAGATCTAGAATCTTCATGTAAATTATGTATATACATGGTATGAAAATCAGAAGTCTGCATGTTTTTTAAAATGGCTACCATGTTGCTCACTTGATCAATCTTGTCAGGATGATTTGCAAGAAATGCATGAGCATTGATATTAGTAGTTGGATCTTCGGGTACATCAATCCAACGATTGGTTTTACTGTGAAAATATTTTTTGTGGCCAGCAAGGTAATGTAGGCTCCATGTTAGAAATGTACCTCCTACTGCCGGGTCAGTTAAAACTAATATCATATTTTATTTGTCAGCTAGTGAATGTGACTACTGTGATTGCAAAAAGTTGTTTACTGTGGTAAAGTAGTTTCTATTGCTTTGTTGCCCAGGATGCTGACCATCATGATTTCTATCAATTTTGTTATCAACCCACGAACTGTATAAATTGATCCACTGAGATTCATCAATGCCCCCTGCTGAATCATACTCGTTGTGAAGTTTTGTATACAATTTCAATATGTCGTTGTCGCTGCGATTAATGATGTTTAGTATACTAGTTTTGGTAAATGCTGTGTATTCTTCTGGACAAACATTTTCTAAGCGATCAAAATAATTTTTATCCCAGCCGCAGGAATCGTTCACGTGATAGACTGTGATATTTTTTTGCTTGCACAACTTGTTGATTATGTTTACATATTCAACAATCTTGACAATGTCATGATGATAGTGATGCAACGCTAAAAATCTATTTTTTAAATTTTCAATGTATGATTTGGGAATTGTGCCTGTGTTTAAATTAATGTCGTTTACAGTAGAATTAGGCCCAAAATGCACGCCGGTTGTATACAATTCAAATCCCGGATCAATAAAATATCGTGGCGCACTGACCCATGAACAAAACAAGTATGCCAAATCGTTGTTGTTGACAATAAGATCAATGGATTTTTGAAAAACAAAAACATTTGGAGCTCCGCTTTGAGCAGCATTGATGCATGATAGATCTGGAAAACAATTTTTGTGCACCAAATTTACCCACATTAGATCTTGTTCGTCAGGCAGATTCCATCCAAGCCCGACGGTGATTGAGCCTCCAGTGAACGCAATCTTAGACATTGGTATCAATCCATTGTTCAGTATAATTAGAAATTTTCATTTGCTCTAGTTATCTTGTTCATGACATGAGACCCATGCACACGAACTTGTATATGACCATTGTAGTAGTCGGTTGATTCTAATACTCGTCTTGAAAACTGTTCTCTTGCTTCTATGTACGAACATTCAGATTTTGATTGACAATAGTACAGTATTTCTCTGGAAAAATTTTCAGCGCCTAACGCAATCACATCTGCGGTCAATTCTAGATTTGAACCATAGTACTCTTGCCAGTCGCTTTCAACTTTGCTGCGTATGCGTTTTTTCTTTTTGATGCCGTTTTTTTGCTTGACTACTCGATAAATTGTTTTTGAGAATTTGGCCAGTTTTTTGCCTATATATCTGCGTCCGGTGAGATTGTTTGTGATCAGATAAACAAATCCTACACATGATTCGGGCAATGTCTCCACTGGGGTGTTTTGATATAGCCATGTCATGTAAATTAAATTTGTTTAGTTTGGGTCTTATAGTTATGCCTTTTACCATGAAGTTGCATATTTTTTGTCGACCGCAGCACTAGCGCACTTGGATTGGCATTCATACCACCGATAAGTTTCTAATTCTGTTGTCCAAAAAGTATCTGCCAGTACGTGTTCTAATGTGTGATTATGTAGATTGAATTTTTCTGCCTGTTGTTGCCATTCTTGATTGTGTGCGTATCTGTTTGCTACCCAGCAGCAGGGGAATAGTCTGCCGCGGGCATCTATATATAACCCCTTGTTGCCTATTTTACACAACGGAGTAACTCCGTTTTTTGGTTGTGTTTCTTGGAATAATTTAATGTTTTTTAAACTGATTGGTGTTGGTAATTTTTCAGTAAGATTCATGATCTCACGTTCAAATCTATGTGTGCTGCTCACAAAACAATCACTGGGTTGCAAAGGATCATCTGCTCCGTAAGACGGATACACACTACCAAATTTGGTGCTGTGAGTGAGTTGGAATCGATCAACACCTAGTTGTTTTGCAAACTCTTGCATAAAGTCTAGTTTATGTTCGTTAAATTTGAAAGCAATAGCAGCCCACACAATTTGACAGCCACTGGTAGTTCTAAGTGTTTGCAACCCTGCAATGATGCTATCGTAATTGCTATTGACTCGATAGAGGTTGTTGCTGGCATTGTCATATCCGTCAATGCTAAAATGTACGCTGTCGTTTTGATCTAGTGTTTTTCCTAGTTCTGTCCACCAGTCAAGTTTTTTGTGACTGCCGTTGGTAACAATCACAATCTCTAAAGGTCGAATGCTCTTTAGATATTGAATAATTGGCACAAGATCATGAGCATAGATAGGGTCGCCATCATCTCCACAGAATGTAATTTTCTCTACATTTGCCAACACAAACTCAGGAGTAAAGTTTTGTTTAAAAAATTCTAAATCTAGTTCGGTGTTGATAACACCGACGGGAACTTCTTGACGAGAACATCGCGGACAAGCCAGAGTACATTTACTGGATACCTCAATATGAAAATGCCAAGTTGCTAAAGTCATACCAGTTCGATATCAGTATTGTAGGATGTAAATCCGTTCTCTTTCACTACCTTGAGAATGTTTTCTACCCTACTGGTCAGCTCGTCTCTGTGACTGACCAACCAAATGCTCTTGTGCCGTTCGCGGCTCATCTTCTTCAGCAGTGCAAGTGCATTCTCCACACCTTGTGTGTCCAACCCAGAATCAATCATCTCGTCGATGAACAAGATGTTGATGGGTTGATACAAACTTTCCCATACATCGCGGAACGCCCAACTCATGCTCAGGATCAACCTATTACGTTCGCCTCGACTTAGATTGTCAAAATCCAACTCGCGCCCCAGTTCCTCGATGCTCACAGTGAGATCATTCTGGAACTTCACAGTGTGTGGCAATCCAATACGATCAAGATAGTGTGTGAGTCGGCTGTTGAGATAGCTCAAGTTCTGATCAATGATCTTCTTACGCACAAAGCTATCTTTGCTGGTGAGCAGCTTGAGCAAGAACTCCTGATGTTCTTGCACTCTGGTGAATTCGTTCAAGGTATCATACGAAACCACTTGCAGGGCTTGATTCTGCATTTCGGTGATCTGTTCGCTGTAGGGATCAGTCTCTGCTGAACGACTAGCAAGATCCTTCATCAAGGTATCCAAGGTATTCTTGTGATTCAGTGCCTGCTCTAGGCTGTCGTAGAATACTCGAGGTGCTTGCCCTAGTTCGCCAAGTTCTTTCAATCTCTCCTGATGTTCAGATCGTTGCGTGTCGTTGGTCAGCACTTGCAATGCAAGTTCTTGTAGAGTCTTCTCACGCTGTGCTTTCACAATGTCAAGGCTGTTGTCGTGTATGTCTGTGCCGCAAGCAAAACACTTGTGGCTGGCGATCTGACCAAGATCTTTTTCAATCTGAGACATTTGCTTGAGCAGTTTGGCATCGTCGGCGTCAATCTGCCGTATCCAACGGATGGCTTCGTCCGCGGCCTTCTTTCGAGCATGATATGCTTCGAGATCTCTGTGTGCTTGCACTTCTGCGCCAATATCAATGTGTTCAAGATCGGCAATGCCTTGTGCAAGGTTTTCTGTGTCTTCTGTTTGTTTGCGTAGCCACAGGGTTCGGCGTTTCTCCAAGCTAGCAATCTGTTCTTCAATACGCTTGTTAGCTTCTTGCACAGCACGGATACGTAGTTCTTCTGCTTGGATAGAATCTTTGGTCTGTCTGTTGATTTCTTTGATGCGATCTGCACGCTCACTCAGCAGCGTGATGCCCAGCAGTTGTTCAATGATTGTTCGTTGTTCATTGGCTTTGAGACTCAAGAACGGCGGCGTATATGTGTTTAATGCCACGATGTGTTGGAACATGTCGTGACTCATGCCTAACACACGTTCTATGGCTTCTTGTGTTTCTCTTGAATCGCCTTGTGCTTCGTCTTGTGCTGCTTGATGTTCGTCGTTCACATAGAACCGGAGCACATTGGGTTTGCGCCCACGTTCAATCCGATAGTTCTGTCCGCTGACACTGAAGTCAAGACTGACCAGCATGTGTTTGGCATTGGTCTTGTTCACAAGATTGTCTTTGCGTATGTTCGATAGTGCTTGTCCGTACAGAGCATAACTCAGTGCATTGATAATGGTAGTCTTGCCGGTACCATTGCGAGATCCATCACCACCCATGTCTAGGTTTTCACCCAGCACTAGTGTGAGATCACTACGATCAAAGTCAATGGCCTGTGTGGTATTGCCCACACTCATGAAGTTTTTTACAGTTAGCGTTTTAATTTGAATCATTAGGAACTAAGTTTAATATAAATTTTGCAATTTCTTGATGTTGTTCAGCTGATGGATGACTTTTAAATTTAACTAACTTTTCAAAGTGCCATCTGAAATCGTAAAAATTTGTATGATCAATGCTATTATAGAGAGATTGTAATTGTTTTTCAACCTCTAAAATTTGGGTGTCGTCCATGACATCAAACGCATCTAAAAGTTCGTATTTGCAATCTGCAGATTGAGTCGATATGGTCAACAGATCAACAACTGATTGCTGATCAACAGTATTCAACAGCAGATACGGAATCTGCTGTTGCTTCAAAAAACTTTCCAAAGTTATAATCAGTTGTAAAAACTTCCAAGTATCATAGAGATAATTGCTCCAGTATTTAAACAACAAATTTTTAAATTGTTCAAGCTCTTTGTGCTTTTGATACACGGAATTTGAACCAGAGATAGAGATATCCACAGGAAAATTATTTTCTCGACGAACGAAAAATTTTCTCTCCAATGGACCAAATGCAATTATTGCTAGGTCTGGGCGATCATTGACACAAAAATTTATAGCATCAAATACCATATGCTCATTGCTTTTACCAACTTTTGCATGATTAATAACTTTTATGTCTAACATTCTTGACAAGCACGCCGGCCAAGATTGTGAAGTAGGATCTACCAGTTCATCTCCATAGGTATAACTAGCACCATCAACATAGATCATGTTATCACCTTGTTGATAGATTCAAACACCATTAGATTTCCTTTTTTGCTAAAATGATTTATTAACCCAGGGTGTTCTTGGAATATTTTTTCAAACGATATAAAATTACAATCAACAAATTTAAAATCTTGTGGTAGACCAGTGATATGTATTGCTGTTCCTTTAAACGACTCTAAGTATTTTATTTCATAGCCGATGATAAGATCATGTACAAAAATTGCATACTCGGGCAAGAAAAATTTTTCAAAGTAGTCAGCAACACTCTGTAAAGTTTTATTTTTAGATTGCTTGATATCTGAGTAAATTAGATCACAATCCTTGTGTAAAACATCATTGTAATGGTCTGGATGTGACTCTATCGGGATTCGGAAAGGACTGGTATGCGATAAAATAACATAATCAAATAATGATAAGTCGGCTGCATATAACTGTTTCCAAATTTTATATTCACTGCATCCAGCTTGACTCAAATTGGTAACTTGATGAGTATCGGCCAACAGAATTGGCCAACCTTTATAGTCCTGATGTTTAGCTGACCAATCTGCGCTAAAACTGTCTCCACAGATTAAAATTTTTTTAGCAGTAGAATTCATAGATTCTGGTAGATCTTCAGCAGCAGTTTATTGTCGTAGAATTCTGATTCAATGTTGGTAATCTGATCTGTCACAATCTGATCTACCGATTCAAACTTGATCTCACCAGGCGCCATGTCGGTATCCACTGATGAGTTCTTGTTCGGTATCAAGGCCATCTCTCTGAGGTTGTAATCTCGAATATATGTTTCTTTGATGTAGTTGGCCTCTTCGTATGAAATCTCAATGTCCAAATTAACACGCACATGCATCCTGGGTGCAAGCAATGAGGCTGCATTGTCGATGATGTTGGCAAGTCCTAGCACACGGTATCTAGGTTGATCGGGCCAGGCATGATACACAGGATCTTGGCCCCACTCTAATATGGTAAGGCCACGTGCATCATCTCCGGCATCGGCGTAGTTGTGCGGAAAGCAGTTGCCTATGTAAGTGATGTTTTTCTTGGTCTGACGTTTGTGAAAGTGCCCGGTGAACACATGTTCAAAGTTGTTGAAGTCTTCTCTGCGAACTTCTCCATGATCCGGCATCTCTACCATGGCATTCATGAGGTATCCGGGCAGTTCAAAATGCCCGAACATGTATTTGCCTGTTAACTTAGCCAAGCGTTTATGATCGTCACCAACCAGCCAAGGAGCAATAACCACATCACCATTGGAAAACCAATCGTTACAAATTTCAACATTGGGGAGGTGCTTGGCCCATTCAACACTTTGAATATCACGCTTATCACGATAGTATAGATCGTGATTTCCAGGAATAAAATAAACTCGATCAAAGTTATCATTCATGTGCTCCAATGCTCGTAGACTGAAGTTCAGTGTGACGATGTTGAGACTGGCTCGATTGTTGTGCCAGTCACCTAAGAACATGCAGGTCTCGCAGCCTTCTGCCAGAGCCTTGGCCGTGGCCCACTTAACAAAGTTCAAGCAGTCTTCATTGTGAGTGGTGCTGTTGCTCTTGAGTCCAAAGTGGATGTCTGTAAAGATTGCGGCTTTACGAAATAGATTAGTCATAGTTGTACAGGTTTGTACCTAGAACTCGTTCTAGGGTCGTGATAATTTGATTGTAAATTGGTTGATAATCCTGTTGGCAAGTATCAACTGCTTTTTGATAGTTGGATATAATTTGTTGAGCACTGTATGGATTTTTCACATGTGATATCTTATCAAAGTGTGCATGTAGGTCTTCAAGAAAACTAAATTCAATTTTTTTATTGTAAAATATCTTTAATCCCAACAAAAAATCGGCGTAATTACAAATTGAGCTCAGTGTATTTTTATAGTCTGAATCTGAAAGTGTGATCTCTCTCCAGCCGGATACCCGTGCCTGATTTTCATTAAAATTGTTTCTTGTAGTCAGCATAATACCATATCTTTCTGCAACTGCCCCACTAACCACTTGATCAATGAATCTTTTGCGTAAGATACCAAGAATTTTTTTAGCATTGACCACAGTTGAAAATTGATCTTGCATTAGCAAATCATCAATATTGTGTAGACAATTGGTTACACCAGTGATATCTCTAAGAACGTGAGTTCCAGATCGACCAGGAGTAAACACAATAGCTGGTTCAGTTTCCAAGCATTCCAAAACAACCGGTTGCTGGAATACTATTTTGTCGGCAAAAATTAATCTAAAGAAACTTGAATGCAGCCAATGTGATTTGCTATATCCATCATTCCAGACTGGTTCTAGATTTGCCAAATCGTTCTCATAAGAAGTGAGAACCTTTATGACTTTGAAATTACGAGCAGCAGCAAACAGTTCTTCAGCATCAAACACATCAGCACTTGTTAAATCTGTGCAAATATCTAGATCAACTGCTTGTTGATATTTTTGAGACAGATCAGTGGCATCAGGCCACTGATCTAATAGACACAGGCGAGAGCTGCTTTTGTAAAATGTTGATGCCCACGGTTTAACTAATTGGTTACCGTTGTGCAATAGTAAGTATGACATTGATGTATTATACTACTCATCCAAGGTGCTCACAACCGGACCGGACATGGCTTGCATGCTGTGTTTGCCAGAATTCTGTCGAGTCCAGCTAGGATTGAGTCCGTTCATCTCTAAAATGTCATCACGGATGTTTTGATTTTTCTTTTCTATGTTCAGGATCCTGGTGAAGCTATTGGTGATGGCAGCAGTGTAATAGGCAAAAGGATTTTGTGATTTTGATTCATCAAACTGCAATCCAATTTGGCTCAGCTGCAACAGGGCCTGACCACGCATTTCTTCGTTGTAGGTGTATCCGCGCCAGTTTGAGCGGGTGGCATAGCGTTCGCACAGCTTCATGAACATGGTGGCTAACTTGCGAGTCATTTCTCCGTGATCTTTTGAAAACTCCCCGGTTTCCAATGTGCCGCGCCAGTGACTGCGCCCCACAATAAATGGAACTTTTTCATTGTCTATGCGATAGTGTTCAAATGGTGGAAAGTTCAATCGCACATGATTCAAACTCAACACTGGCACGTCTAACAGATCCGCCAAAGGATCTTCGTCTTCCACGGCGTCATCTAGATCCAAGATGTCTTCCAGACGGCGACGTTTGGCTTTGGCTTCTGCTTTGGTAATTTTCTTGGGAGCCATGGGCACATGATCCCACATGGTGATGCGAAACACAATGTCTGTGTTGGGGATTTTTTTAGGATCTACAATCTCACCAGTTTCACGTTTGATACGATCTGCTCTGTTGCGTCGTGCTTCGGCTGTGGTTCGTTGATTGATCTTGTCAAGACTGGGCAAAATGATATCAAATTGATGATCTAGCCCACGATCACGGTACCAACAGTAGTTGTTTTTGCTGAGATGAATTTCTTTGAGGATATCTCTGTTGTTGAGATAGTTGACGCGGGGTGCAGACTTTGGCAATAAAGACATGAATTCTCCTGATATGTATTTATTGTAGCAGATTTATTCAAGTTGTCAACCTTTATATAAACTATGCCGTTTTTGCACCTGCTAAATAAGATACAGGAACAACAATGGCCAATTACAATCCCAACGACGCAGCAGCATTTAACAAAGCTCTTCAAAGTGGTCTCAGCACAGCTGATGCAGCCAAGCAGGCTGGTATTACTCCTGCGGCTGCTGCTCAGTATGCACTTGGCAGCAACAACAATCTTGGCAGCCAGAATCCTGGAGTCGCTGCCACTCCGGCAACTGAACAATCTACTTTTGCTACTCAGGCAATTCCGCAAACTTTTTCTGGACAACCGGCCCAAGGTGTGCAATTGGCATCAGCTGCAACTCCACTTCGTAGAGAAGGCATCGTGGAGAGAAACGGTACCATTACTTTTATACCACAAGATGCTCCTGTTGGCACTGTGCCTGGCGCCGGAAATGGCCAAGCTACAACACCCGGTCCTGCTAGTCAAACTCCCGTTGCCCCGACGGACGGTGGTCGAGGTACCGGCCTTATTGAACGGCCAATCGAACAGGCGCCACCATTGCCCAACAACACCGTGACACCTGTTATTGCTAATGGTCAACCCCCTGCAGCAGCACCTGCAGCAACACCTGCAGCAAATGTTCCAGTACCGGTATTCAACACACCAGGCGCTGCACAAAACGGTCAAGGCGGTACAGTTCCTGTCGCTGCGCCTGCCCCAGCTGTGAGTGGCAACGGTCAGGCTCCGGTACCAGCAGTTACAACTCCTTCCACTGGCAGTGCAGGGCCCGCACCTGGCACTGGATATGGCGACAATCCAGCTGACCTGGCCGTGTTCCCCACAACTGGTCCAACACCGGTGGTCACAGGGCCAGCAGCTGGTGGGTATGGAGACGGCAATGCAGCTGACCTGGCTGTGTTTCCCACAACTGGTCCAACACCGGTGGATGAAGAATCAGCGTATCCACCAAACCCTGTAGATCAGCCCAATGACCGTAGAATGAATGATGCTGACTATATTAATTCATTAGAAACAGCACGCAACAAAGACAATACCATTCAGCAGGCCACGCTAAATCAAACCTACAAACTGCCTGGCAATGGTGACTGGCGATTCCGCATCAGTCTTGCTGAAGGTGCCACTTATCTTTACAAAGCTGGCGGCAGTGCAAATGGTGCTGCAAGCGGAAGTGATACAAATATACTGGCACCACTGGCAACCACCAACGGAGTGGTATTTCCCTACACACCATCAGTGACCACCAGCTATCAAGCCAAATACAACACCTATGATTTAGTGCATTCAAACTATCGTGGAGTTTTTTATCAAGGCAGCGGTGTGAGTGAAATCAGTGTGCGAGGAGTGTTCACTGCACAAAACACATTTGAAGCAGGCTACTTGTTGGCAGTGATACATTTTTTCCGATCAGTTACCAAGATGTTCTACGGCCAAGACGAACAACGCGGAGCACCACCACCGCTGGTGTATCTCACAGGACTAGGCGACTATCAATTCAACGCACATCCTGCTGTGGTCACAAATTTTGAATACAGCTTGCCCAGCGATGTAGACTACATACGAGCTAATAGCTTCAATAACTTTGGTACAGATCTAGCCAATCGACGAAACGGAGCATTTACTCCTTCCAACCCATTGAGTGCTATTGCCACTAGATTGGACCTGTCAGGATTGTTCCCCAATGCTGTGGCATCTAAACCAGACTATGGCCCTATTACCAATTCAGTGACCAACACAGCCAAAGCCACATACGTTCCTACCAAAATAGATATCAGTGTGTCCTTGTTGCCGGTGCAAACAAGAGATCAGGTCAGCAAACAGTTTAGTCTTAAAAAATTTGCCACCGGCAGCCTGTTACGTGGAGGATTCTGGTAATGGCCACTTATGACGCAACCAGTCCCTATTACAACACGCCCTATGCCCAGTTCTATCTGGACAAAATGGTCAACAGACCCATACCAGCAGGCAATGACGATTTGACTTTTACTATCAATCTTACCTATCAGTATCGTCCTGACCTATTGGCCTATGACTTGTACGGCAATGCTGGACTGTGGTGGGTATTTTATCAGCGCAATCCAAACACACTGACAAAACCCCCATTTGACTTCGCAGCCAACACTTTTATATATTTGCCAAACGGTAACACATTGAAATCAGCGTTGGGGTACTAAAACATGGCTGACAATCTAGCACCTGCTGACGCTGCACAAAAACAATCGTTTACTGACTCCACGTTGTCTCAAGCACTGATTGAGCCGCAACCCAATGTGCTGGATAAATTTGCCAGCTACACATATCAAGCATCGGTATATCTCATGACTACAGATCAATATCGAAATTTGTTAAGCAGCGCCAACAAAACTATTCCTGACAGTCAATTGCTGTTTCAAAGCGGCGGCAAAACTGTTGGTAACAAATTTTTTGACAATGACTTTTACATAGACAATATCACACTAGAAACTGCATTGGCCGGAAAACAGACTCAAGGAGCTCACATGGTCACTGATTTAAAATTCACTGTGACTGAGCCAATGGGAATAACCTTGTTAGATCGACTGGCCAATGCAGTGGCAGATTCAATGCCGCTGGATACTGCAGGAAAAGTAAATTTCAGTGCAGTACAATATCTGATGGCCATACGGTTTTTTGGATATGATCAACATGGCAATTTATCAGCGCCAGGGATACCTGCAGCAGTTGGAAGAACTGCCAACCCCAAAGCAGTGGTTATAAAATATATTCCTTTCTGTATAAAATTTATCAAGTGGACTGTGGGTACCAAATTGGTCAGTTATGAAATTGAAGGAGCGCCAGTGGGTCAAATCACCGCCGGCAGCACTGCTCGTGGTACTGTGCCATTTGATATAGAACTCAGTGCAAAAAGTGTAGGAGAAATTTTGTCTGGGTCTGCTACCTATGCTGCACCCAAAGTTGATGATAAAGATAACAGATCTGCACGACAAGGAACTGCGGCCACCGGTGCAGCGGCACCAACTAGAACTGGTGGAGCAGCCAATGGAGGCAGTCCATCAGCACCACCAAATGCAGGAGCAGTACCTACTCCCAAAGCCAAAACAATTACATCAGGGTTGATGGATGCAATGAACAAGTTTCAACAAGAACTAGTTCAGAGAAAGGTTTACAACATTGCTGATGAATACGAACTTGTGTTTGTGGATGCGGATGAAATAAAACAAGCACAATTGCAAGGACCACAAAAAGAGGTTGATAAAAAAACTGGATCCATGGCTCCGAGTGCTAGTGCTGATCCAAAAAGTTTAGATTCCAGCAAAATACCAGCCAACACCACTCAACGAAACAAGCCTATTCCGGCTGGTCAATCAATCACACAAGTGATTGACCTTATTATTAGAAATAGTTCTTACATAACCAAACAAGAAAGAGTAATCAACAATCCAGATGGATCCGCAGAGGATGGATCTTCAGCAGTTCAAAAACCCATGTCATGGTTTTTGATCACATATTCGGCCACCCCCATCGGCGACAAAATTGATTCCCAACGCAACGATTTTGCTTACAAAATAAAATACACCATAACAAAATATGCAGTACCAAATTTTGATAGCAAGTATTTTCCAATTACTACTTTTCCCGGGCTGCACAAACAATACAACTATTGGTTTACTGGGCAAAACACATCAGTATTGGATTATTCAGCAACTTATGATGCACTATACAACCTCACAGTGAATGGCAGCAAAGTTGGCGACTCAGCATACGAACAACGCAAGAAATTACTGACCAGCAGCACCAATGACCTGCCCAAGTACTCTTACAATCCGCGAAGCACCCAAGCTGTTGGCTATGGCGACGGCAAAAGCAACGAGGGCAGCGCCAATGCTGCTGAATATCTTTATAGTCCGGATACATTGAGCAGTTCCAGGCTGCGAATTGTTGGTGATCCTGCTTGGATACAACAAGGCAGTTTGTTCAAACCCATTGATGTTGAAACCTACAAAGCCGAAGCCAAGCTGGGGTTTTTGCCCGACGGTACTATTTCGTTTGACAGTGCTCAAGTGCTGTACGAAATTGCCTGGCAACGTCCTGAAGATTATGATCTCAAAAGTGGGCTGGCAGATCCTTATGCCAAAACTAAACTGAAATATGGCGAACGTTTGCCATTGCAAAGCAACATTTACAATGCTATGAAAGTCACGAGTGAATTCCGCGGTGGGCAATTTGAACAAACACTAGAAGGCACATTGTATTTTTACAACAAGCCCAAAGCAACAACTACCTCTGCTGCTGCCAATGCTGCCGATACTACCGACGGCAGCGACAGCAGATTTGCACGACAAGGAACTCCGGCATTGACATCAGCTGCACAAGGTCAAACAGGCACAACGTTGGCACCCATCGGAGATCTTGCAAATCAAGCAGGAATCAGAGATCCACAACAGCTGAGTCAGCTGGCACAACAAGTGCCTAACATTGTACCATCACAACCAGCAAGCAACCCAACCAGCAGCGGACAACCGGTGGGAACTGCTGCCACTGATGGACAAACAGGACCAAACAGCTCGCCGCCGGTGGCGGCCCCTGGGAGAACAACATTGGATTCTTTACAATCAAATCCAACCAACACTCCACCTTATTTGACAACTAGAGACACATAATGGCACAAAACAACGCACGCAGCAGGGGAAAACCACGCAATTATAAATTTGATCGCGGCGGTATGCCTGCAGAATTTGGTCCGTTTACCGGTATAGTAAAATCCTCAGCAGACCCCACACGGTCGGGACGATTGAAAGTTTACATTGAAGCATTTAGTGATGGTGGACAATCAGGGGAAGATGATCCCAACAAGTGGACCACGGTCAGTTACATGCAACAATTTGGTGGATCTACTCCGCCGCAGCCTGCTGGCGGCACCACCAGTGCCATTGGCAATTATCCTGGTAATGAAAACAGTTATGGCATGTGGTTTACTCCGCCCGATGTGGGTATCACTGTGCTGTGTGTGTTTGTTGATGGTCAGCGAGATCAAGGTTACTACATTGGAACTGTTCCTGAACAGGGCTTAGGCAGCATGTTGCCAGCCATTGGCGCCACTAGCAATTATTCTATTGACAAAACAAATGTTAATCAACAAAAATATTTTGCCAAATCACCAATACTTCCAGTGACAGAAATCAATGTCAACAATAATGAAATTTTTAACAGTCCTACATTTTTCTCACAACGCAAACCAGTACATAGCTATGTGGCAGGAATCATGTTTCAACAAGGACTTATTGATGACACCCAACGTGGTCCCATAAACAGTACTAGCCAACGAGAAACTCCAAGCAGTGTGTTTGGTATAAGCACCCCAGGATCTCCTATCTATCAAGGCGGCATGAAGCCCAATGACATTCGTAAAAAAATCAATGATGGAAGTATCAAACCGGGACAGGCGCAGGTGATAGGGCGTGTGGGCGGCCACACGCTGGTCATGGATGATGGAGATCTTGAAGATAAAAATGCCTTGTTCCGTCTTAGAAGCAGCAAAGGTCATCAGATTACCATGAGCGACAGCGGCAACTTTTTTTACATCACTCATGCCAATGGACAAACGTGGCTGGAATTTGGATCTGAAGGTACTGTGGATGTGTACTCCACCAACTCTATCAACATGCGTACAGCAGGAGATATAAATTTCCATGCCGACAGAGACATCAACATGTTTGCTGGTAGAAATGTACAGATCAAAAGCACCAAACGCATGCAGTTGGAAAGCATGGAAACCATGATTCTAGACGCTCAAAAAGACATAACAGTGTACAGCAAAAATACCATTGGCGTAAAAGCAGATGGTGCATTGACCATCAACAGTGCATCTGGCAGCTGGGGCAGCGGCAGCGAATTAATAGTCAAAGCAACTCAGATTGAACTCAATGGACCAGCAGCCGGAAGTGTTTCTACACCCAACCCCATAACCAAAACACTGTTTGATGAAGTGAAATTCAACACCAGCGCAGGTTGGGAAATCAAAACTGACGGATTGACCAGTATCTGTAGTCGCACAACCACTCACGAACCGTATCCCTATCACAACAAAGGTGTAGATGTACCGGTGGCATTTGAAAGTGGCTATGCAGTACCGCCAGGCGCTCCGGATGTACCTCCGGGTGTGGCAATCACGGCAAATTGATATGGCAGCATTTACATTTTCATTGCCAACTGGAAAGTCATTCAAAGTTGACGGTCCTCCAGGATTCAGTGCTGATCAAGCCAAAGCAATATTTGATCAACAATCCAGTGCAGGTTCACTGATTGGACTCAAACCTGGCGCCAGTTTGAGTGCAGCCACTCAGGCAGTCAGTGGACTGCCCTCTGCACAAGGCGCAGTAAATCAAGCACTAAGCGGAATAACTGGCGCATTAGGAGCAGGAGTCCCAGGCGCTACTGGCATCTTGGGAAGTGTGTCAAAGAACCTAGCAACAGCTGGCGGAGCATTGGGCGGCAGTCTAGCCCCAGGCATATCGGGGTTGACAGGAGCAATAGGTCCAGCAGTTACCAACTCATCGGGTGTAATAGCAAATAGATTATTAAATTCAGCACTATCAGCAGGCAGTGTGGGATCGGTGGCTACCACAGTCATTGGCACTATCAATAGAACCATTGGGTCTACCGCAGTAACATCTCCAATTAACACAGCCAATTTTGTCAAGCAGATTCCTGCATTGGGTCCCATTGGCAGCATGAGCGCCAGTGATGTCAGCGGGGTGCTGGCACAGTCTAAAAACATAGTAAATCAAGGTGCCGGAGTTCTCAGCAACACAACTGGTGCAGGATCATTTGGGTTGAATGTTTCCCAACTGGAAACTGCAGGAATTCTAAAACCAGGCACCGCAGCATTGGCTGCTGCTTCAGGGGCTTCATTATCATCAGTACTCAAAAGCCCAGCAGTGTTTACCGGAGCCAATGGCATCAAAAGCATAGATTCACTGTTGTCTAATCCTGCATTGCAATCTGGGGTACAACAAGATCTCATGGCCAAAGGCACCGCAGCATTGGGTGCAGCTGGCATTCCGGTGGCAAGCCTGAGCGCACAAGGTCTAGCAGGTGTGTCGTTAAGTGCGGCCAAAAGTGTGCCTGATACCGAAGCACTACTTAAAGGATTACCATCATCAGCAGATGCCAAAGCAAAATTTAATACCCTGGTCAAAGACGGTTCTTTTGCTGTGAACCTTGCACAAAGCAAAGTGGAGCCGGTATTCAAAGCAGAAACTACTCCAGTTGCAGCGTCAGACACAGTGGATCGCAGTACCCTAACCGGTGCTACCAATCGAGTATTGGGCAATGACAAGATTCCTGCACCTGATTTTGCTACTGCAACACCCGATGTTGGCACTATATCACAAACAATACAATCAGGATTCACTGACTATGATTCTGCTGTTCAAAGCATAATACCAACGTGGAACACCATCAATGAAAAATTAAAAACATTAGAGAATCAACAAGTTATATCTCAACAAGAGTGGATGTCTATTGCTGGCCAACAGCAAGCAGCAAATCAATCTTACCTGGATATTTTATCAAAATACTATGTGCCTGCATCAGCTGTTTATGATAGTGCTCCTGCTGAAATACAAAAAGAATTTAAACCACTAAAAGACAAAATATTTGAGTCTACCGGTGAATTAACAGACCTGGCATTTCCAATTATCAAACGTATCAAACAGTTGGCCAGCAAAATTTCCACCAACGTAAGTGCCTAATTTTTCTCGGTAAATACAGCATGGCTCAAACATTCATAGGTTTCAACACTATCAATCAAGTTAAAAAATTTACCTTGACTGATTTTCCACTGATCAAACAAGATCTTCTGAATGCTTTCAATATCCGGCAAGGTGAATTGCCGGGCAGACCCGAATATGGCACCATATTGTGGAACTTCTTGTTTGAACCCCAACTTGAAGAATTGCAAAACAGCATGGTTGCAGAAATACAACGTGTGGCTGGAGGAGATCCTAGAGTTTATATTTCTGATATACAAATTTTTCCGCAAAACAACGGTATACTGATACAGTTGGAATTGACAATTACTCCATCAACCGACGCCCAACGACTGGCAATATTTTTTGATATTACATCCAGACGAGCCAGTTATATTTAGGTATAAACTACGCAGTTTTTTGTGTCCATAAATAAACGATAAGGCACAAAAGGTCAAAATCAATGGCAACAACCACTAGACAAACAGCAATATTCGGAGTTGAAGACTGGAAACAAATTTACCAGACTTACCGTGAAGCTGATTTTCAAAGCTACGACTTTGAAACTCTACGCAAAAGTTTTGTTGACTATCTACGCCTGTACTATCCTGAAACATTCAACGACTACATTGAAAGCAGTGAATTTATTGCTTTACTAGATGTAATGGCATTCATGGGACAAGCACTGGCATTCCGTACAGATCTCAACACAAGAGAAAACTATATGGACACAGCTGAGCGCAGAGACTCAGTGGTTCAACTGGCAAATTTGGTCAGCTACACAGCCAAACGCAACACAGAATCACAGGGTCTACTCAAAGTGTTTTCAGTTGTGACCACAGAAAATGTCACTGACTACAATGGTGTAAATCTCAGCAACGTCACAGTGGACTGGGCAGATCCTACCAATCCTGCCTGGCAAGAACAATTCACGGCCATCATCAATGCCAGCTTGGTAGATTCACAACGCATTGGTCGCCCAGGCAATCGTCAGACCATCTTGGGTGTGCGTACAGATGAATATGGCATTAACTTGGTTCCAGGTTACTTGCCAGTAATCCCGTACAATGCTACAGTAGATGGCATCTCCATGCCATTTGAAGCAATGTCCAGTACTTCAATGGGTGAAAATTATCTTTATGAACCCAGTCCTAGAGTAAATCAAACATTTAATATATTGTTCCGCAATGATCAACTGGGATTCAACAGCAACAACACTGGATATTTTTTCATGTTCAAACAAGGTGTATTGCAGAATCAAGATTTTAATTTACCCGAGCGTATTGCCAACCGCACTGTGAATATCAACATCGAAGGGGTCAATCAAGAAGACCGTTGGTTGTTCCAGCTTGACACAGTGGGCACAGTCAACAGAGAATGGCAATTCACAGAAAATGTATACTCGGCAGCAGCTGAACAAATTGGTACCAGTCTACGCCCTATATTTTCTGTGACCAGCAGAGCAAATGATCAAATAACCCTGGTGTTTGGAGACGGAGTGTTCAGCGAAATCCCAGTGGGAACTTTTCGTTGCTATGTTCGTGCATCCAATGGATTACAATACATCATCAATCCTGAAGAAATGCAAGCAGTCAGCCTGCCCATCAGTTACATCAGTCGCACCGGGAATCTTGAAACCATAACATTCACATGTGGTATTACACAACCTGTGAGCAACAGTCAAACCCGCGAATCAATTGCAGAAATCAAACAACGTGCTCCAGCACAATATTACACACAAAACAGAATGGTCAATGGAGAAGACTACAATCTATTTCCATACACTCAGTACAACTCTATTCTCAAAAGCAAAGCCCTAAACCGTGCCAGCATTGGAACCAGTCGTTATCTTGACCTAGTGGACAACACTGGCAAATACAGCAGCACCAACACATTTGGCAGCGACGGCGGCCTGTGGGAACAGAACATATTGCCTACAATATTGTTTACCTGGAATACCAGGAATGAAATTGCAGATGTCATAACAAATCAAGTTCAGCCGCAATTGCTTGCGCCTATTGTGAAACAATTTTACTATGCAAATTTTCCAAGACAGTCAGTCAACACTGGTGCCACAGCAGCAAGCACCTGGCAACAAAGCACTACACTGGCCAACCAGACCACAGGCTTCTTTCGCAATAGCACTGTGACCAGCGCCTGGCCCAGCGGCACTCCTATACCAGTGGGCAACGTTGTAGGCATTACCAATCCTTTTTACTTTGTCACACCGGGTGCGTTGATCAAATTTGTTTCGCCCACTGGATACTACTTTGACCGCAACAATCGACTGGTGCAAGGATCTCCTTCGCGGTCGGATGAAAAACTAGAAATCTGGGCCAGTCCACTACAAGTGATTGGTGACGGGTACAGTGGTGGTCTGGGCAATTTGCCGTCAGGCGCAGGCCCTGTATCATTGAACAACTTTGTTCCCACAGGTGCTATTGTTGACACAATTATTCCGTTGTTTGTGACTGATTTGCCGCTGGATCTAGAAGCGGCCATCAGCGAGCAAATTGTTTTGTATCGAAATTTTGGACTGGGCTACGACAATGACGGCTCAGTAACAGGAACACCATATGCCTGGTACTTGATTACCAGCACCAATTTGGACCAAAATTCTGCATGGAGCCAGACTGTTCCAGGTATTGCCGGCAACAAAGACGGAGTGAACTCAGACGCCAGTTGGCTAATACAATTTGTCACAGTGAATCAAAGCTACACTATCACATTCCGTGGGCTGCAATACAATTTTGGATCTGTGCTGCAAACAAGATTTTTCTTCTATGAAGGACAGCAAATTTACGACAGCCGCACAGGCACGGTGATCAAAGACTACATCAACATGCTGGCAGTCAACACTCAGCCAGATTCTACTGATCATTTGCCCGGCGACGTTCCTGTCACCATCATTGGACAACCTGTGGAAAGTGACGGGTATGTTGATGATTTCCAAGTGTTGGTCAGCTACAGAGATGCCGACAGTGACGGCATTCCAGACAATCCAGATTTTTTTACAGAAATTGTAGCACCCACGGTCAACGCCAACCAGAAATTTGTATTCCTACAACAAACTGTGGACTTTGATAATTTACAACGTTATCTATTGGTAGAACAAGGTCGTGTGAATTCTGACTATGCAACCATAGACGACATTGAATTGGTCAAGAGCGAATGGAGTCCGGGCCAAGTATTTTATGCATACGATCAAGCGGCATTTTATGAACTCAGCGTATCAGTGACCGGAGTACGTACTTTAGTATCTGTTTCTGGATGGATAGCTCGAGTTGGTCGACAAAGTTTGTATTATCAATATCGACACAACTCCCCATTGACCAACAGAATAGATCCCGGAACTACCAACATCATTGATCTTTATGTGGTACCACAGTCCTACTATACTGCCTATCAGAATTGGATTAGAGACACCACAGGTACTGTACCCAAACCAAATGTTCCTACTATCGATGAACTCAACACTGCATACCAAGGATTGCAAAACTACAAAATGATCAGCGACAATATTATTTTAAATCCTGTGACTTTCAAGCCATTATTTGGCATGAAAGCAGCGTCTGAATTACGTGCCACTATCAAAGTGATACGTGCAGCCAACTCCACAGCCAGTGTCAGCGAAATCAAAAGTTCTGTGGTGGCAGAAACAAACAACTATTTTAGCATTGACAAATGGAATTTTGGAGATACTTTTTACTTCTCTGAATTGGCAGCATATTTGCATCGCGTGCTAGGAACTATCATCAGTTCAGTGGTGTTGGTGCCATTGAACTCACAAAAATACTTTGGTGACTTGTATGAAGTAAGATCAGCACCAAATGAATTATTTGTTAATGCAGCTACTATAGATAATATTGAAGTGATTGATGCACTCACCAGTACCAATCTACGTACAGCTCCAGGCAGTGGAGTAATTTAATGGCAACCGCACGATCAGTAGATTTTCTCCCACAAATATTTCAAACTGAGACCAACAAACAGTTTTTGGCTGCCACACTGGATCAACTCACACAGGAACCCAAATTTAAAAAAACACAAGGATTTATTGGACGTACTGTGGGTCCGGGTGTCAACCCCAACGACAAGTATGTGGTAGAATCAACCGCAGTCAGAAGAGATTACCAACTGGAGCCCGGTGTGATCAGCCTGGTGCCTGACACCAACACCATTAAAAATGCCATCACTTATCCGGGAATCAATGATGCTGTGTCATTCAGTGGTGGAGATGGTGGTCGTCCAGATCGACTGTATCAAAGCGAATACTACAGCTGGGACCCGTTTGTAGATTTTGATTCATTTGTAAATTTCAGTCAATATTTTTGGTTACCAGCAGGCCCAGACGCAGTTGATGTGGCAGCATCTACCATTCCCACCAGCGACAATTTTTTTGTCACCCGAGAAAATGGAATTTATACATTCTCAGGAGTAGCAGGCACGGATCCTGTAATTGATCTAGTACGCGGCGGAAACTATACTTTTCAAATAGCGCAGAACAACAAAGAAACTGCAAATTATCGTGTGACTAATTCAGGGATTTCTGCTTATCTATTAGATGGATTACGAAATCCAACTCTCACACTGGCACGTGGCAACACTTATGTGTTTAATCTGGTTCTCAACGGCGACTTTCCTTTCTGGATCAAAACTGCACCAGTCACCGGACTTGAAGATGTGTACAGCACTGGCGTCACAAGAAACGGTGCTCGTACTGGCCTGGTTACATTTACTGTGCCCCAAGACGCCCCGGATATTTTATATTACGCCAGCCAAACTCAGCTCAATATGCAAGGCACATTGAATATTGTCAATGGTACCCAAGGAACTGGTCCAGGATTTTGGATACAAGCATTTCCGGGAGTAAGTGGAAAAGATCCAAGCCAACCAAATATCAGTTCGAGAGATGTACTGGGCGTATCTAACAATGGTACTGATCTTGGCACAGTGACATTTAATGTTCCTCAAAAAACTGCACAAAGTTTTTATTATTCATTAACACCATTTGGTGTAAATTCCAGCGGCGCATTGATTACTCCGGTTGATATAATATGCGATCTTTCATTCAATCAAGTTAACAATCAACTGGTGGACGTGTTCCTGGCCACATATGGCGGCATAGATGGTACAAAAAATCTCAATGGTCGAACTCTGGTATTCACACAATCGTTAACTGATGCTGAAGCAAGTCTGTGGCAAATCAAATATGTGACCATAGATCTACTGACCTACATCAGTCTATCCAAGCTGGCTGATATTCCGGTACTGAATAAATTCAAAGCAAGATACGGAATCAACTACAGCAACACCGAATGGTACAAAAAAGCCAACGGAATATTCGAAAGAATTCCTTTGTTGACCGCTGCACAGGATACATTGTATTACCAGGATGGTACAGATCCAGAAATTTTTGGCCGCATAAGATTGATAGAACAAACTGCTGATACCACGCTGTATATTGATGCTATATTAGGTAAAAAATCTTATACCAGTGCCAATGGTGTGGTATTCAGCAATGGACTCAAAGTAAAATTTGTTGGCGATGTGTTTCCAACATCGTATGCATCAGGAACACTTGATCTGACCATCACTGCTGCACAATCAGGCAGTAACTATCTAACTACTGAATCTACTGCAAATTTATATGTTGGTGAAAAAATCATATTCATTGACAGCATTGGCGGAGTATCGCCGGGAACATATTATGTTCAAAGTTTAGCAGCCAACGGAACTCAATTCAGTATTAGCCTACAAAAAGGCGGCGGCGCATATCCATTGCAAGTAGGATCAGCCAATGCTCGTGCCATCGCAGTCAGCGATTTAGAATACTATGTGAGCGGTGTAGGAACTGCCATTGAATTATTGCCAGTTGAAATTTTTTCTACTCCCGAATTGTACGTGGTTGATGCCAACGACAGCACCATCTATGTAGAACCTGGCCAAACTGATTATCTCACCATCAATCGCGCCAGTCGAGACCGCAATGCTTGGAGTCGAAGCAATCGCTGGTTTCACTCTGATGTTATCAATGCCACAGCAAAGTACAATAACACCACGGCAGTTTTTGACAACAATTATCGAGCCAAGCGTCCAATCATACAATTCCGTCCCAACATCAGATTGTGGAACATGGGCACTGACGGTAAAAATCCAGTTGATATCATTGATTTTTCACAGACTGATGCTTTTAGTAATGTGGAAGGATCTACAGGATATTCAGTTGACGGATACACATTGATTGATGGTAGCCGTGTGATATTTGCTGCCGATCAAGATCAAAATGTCAAAGATAAAATTTATGTAGTGTCATTCATTGTTCCTGACACAGTAGCACCACTGATTGCACAACCTATAATTTCGTTGACACCGGCGCAAGATGGTGAAGTATTGGTTGATCAATGTACAGTGTGTTTGTATGGCACAACATCGCCGGGAGTAACATTTTGGTTTGATGGTACCACTTGGACTGAAGCACAGCAAAAAACTGCTGTGCAGCAGGCTCCGTTGTTCAATATCTACGACACCAATGGATACAGCTTTGGTGATCAGTCAAAATATCAAAGTTCTACGTTTGTGGGTAGCAAGTTGTTCAGCTATGCAGTAGGCGACACCAGCATAATTGACCCAATATTGCAATTTCCGTTGCAGTACCTCAATATCAATAATGTAGGCGACATTGTGTTTGTCAACAACTTGTACAAGGATACTTTTTTATACGTGGCAGATAATGCCAGTGTGACATTGGATATCAGTTCAGGATCAGTCAAAGAGTACACAACTCGTGCAAGCTATCGTCGATTGATAGGCTGGCAAACTGCTGCTACACCAAGTCAATGTTACCAACAATTTAAATTTACCTATACCGGAACCACACTCAAATTAGATGTCAAAGTTGACGATCCAGTCAACAATACTCCAGCAATCAAAATATATGTAGGATCGGTATTTCAAGCACCCAGCACATACAGTTATCTTACCACAGCAACTACCACAACAATCACGTTGAATAAAACACATGTACCTGGTGATATCATTGAGGTATTGGCACTAAGCAGTCAGACCAGTAGCGCAGCATTTTATCAAGTGCCCATAAATTTGCAGAACAATCCATTGAATGGTAACAGTCCAGAGTTTACTCTTGGAACCATACGCACACACTATGAAAGTATTTGTGAAAATATTCTCACTGTTGTTGGGCCAGTTAACGGTTCCAACAACACTAGAGATCTTGGTAATTTAGTTCCGTATGGATTGACCATCTTACAACAAAGTTCGCCATTGACATTGGCAGGATATTTTTTAAGATCTCCTGACTATAATATTTTTGCATCATTGAGTTTTGCCGACAGAGAATACAACAAATACAAATATCAATTGTTAGATGCAGTAACAAATCAAACCATTGGATTTGACACAATTAGTCAAGTGTTAGACACAGCTATTCAAAGTATTACTTTGGGCCGAGTTGAATCACAACCGTTCTACTGGTCAGACATGTTGCCATCCGGAGCAGTATATACAACTACCACATATACCATTGGCTATACCAGTACCAGCAGTTTTGATACTGTACAAGTTTACAATTATCGATCAGCCAACTACTTGGGTATGAACGTGTATCTTGGAGAGGTATTATTGGTCAGAGATCGCGATTATGTTGTGGCCACAGACGGCCCTCGAATCACAGTGCTGATTGATCTGGCCGTTGGCAGCACATTGGTGTTACAAGAATACAGCGCCACATACGGCAGCTTTGCCCCTAATACTCCTACCAAGTTGGGATTGTACCCAGCGTTTGTGCCTCAAGTGATTACTCAGCGAACCAGCAATGGCAACGTACAGGTCACACAAGGGCATGACGGATCAATTACTCCGTTGTTCAACGACATACGAGATCAAGTGCTGTTAGAATTTGAAACTAGAATTTATAACAATCTCAAACTAGATGGAAATCCAGTTCCGTTAACAATCGACGATGTGTTGCCTGGACAATTCCGCAGTACAGGATTCAGCTATTCAGAAATTACTGAAATATTAAATCAAGATTTTTTAAGATATGTAGGAGCAAACAAACTTGATTACCGAACACAAGATTTTCGTGCCACAAACGAATTCACCTGGAATTACAGTAGTACCAAGAACAAACTTGACAACAGTCAAAATCTATTGGGCGCCTGGCGCGGCATAAATCGATATTTTTATGACACCGAACAACCACAATACACTCCTTGGGAGATGTTGGGATTCAGTAAAAAACCATTATGGTGGGAAGATGCGTATGGCCCTGCTCCGTACACCGGCGATAACTTGGTGTTGTGGGATGATCTAGCAGCTGGCTATGTGGCTGATCCAGTGGCACCGTATTTTCGCCCCAAATATGCACGTCCGGCCAGCACTGGCTCGATCGCTGAACCCCAACGTGGCGGCATCTGGGGAGCAGGACCATACCCTTCGCTGTTCCCAATCATACCCACCGGAGACGAAGGACAATTACTCAGCCCGTTCAACAGTGTAATGGGCGTGTACAGCAATGCACAATTTCAGAAAAGTTGGGCACCCGGTGACGGAGGACCAGTAGAAGCTTCGTGGTGGAACAGCTCCAGTTATCCATTTGCAGTGATGCATGTGCTGGCAGTTACCAAACCAGCTAAATTTTTTGCATTGTTTGCTGACCGTGACCTGTATCGTTACAATGAAGAATTTGGTCAATACTTGTTGAATGATCGTTATCGTTTGGATGCCAATGGCATTGAAGTTTACGGGAATGGTGTCAGCAAAGCCAGTTACATTGATTGGATAGTTGATTATAATCGTCAATCTGGCATTAACTCTACCGACGAACTCACTGCGGATCTGGCCAATCTTGACGTGAGATTGTGTTACAGAATGGCCAGTTTTTCTGACAAACAATACATCAAATTATATACTGAAAAATCCAGCCCCAATTCTACCAATACCACATTGATGATTCCTGACGAAAGTTACAATCTATTACTTTACAAAAATCAACCATTTGATCGCACTGATTATTCTGCAGTGGTTGTACAAAATGTTCCAGGTGGATATGCAGTGTTTGGCTACAGTACATCTTTGCCTTATTTCAAAGTGCTGGCCAGTAGATCCACCGGTCAGCTACGCACCATTTCATCTGGCGGTGCCACTGTACGGGTGCCTACTTTTTACACCAACACAGAGGTCCACGTACCATATGGATTTATATTTGCCAATGAAACCAGTGTGTGCGATTTTTTACTCAGCTACGGCGAATTGTCAAAACAACAAGGTATAACATTTACCAATCGTGCCAATGGCTACGTATTGGATTGGAATCAAATGTGCCAGGAATTCTTGTACTGGAGCCAGCAAGGATGGGGGGAAAATGCTTTATTAAATTTGAATCCATTGGCCGCTAAACTCACAGTCACCCGGGATCAAGCAGTGGTGGACAGCATAGTTGTACAAGCAGCAGATAATGTGTTGCTGGATCAAAACAATAGAGAATTGCCCACTCGCAATCTCAATATCACACGTATTGACAATACATTTACTTGTGAACCATTGACCACACAAACGCTGAGTTTCATTGATCTAAAATACACCACCTACGAACACATGATTGTGTTGAATAACCAAAGTGTATTTGGAGATTTAATTTATCAACCTATCACCGGTGCTCGCCAAAATCGTTTGATCTTGATAGCTTCTAACACAGCTGACTGGACTGGACAAATCAACACCCCAGGATTTATTCTCAATCTAAACAATGTAGAACAGTGGTCTGGCCTCAAAAGATACACCAAAGGTCAGATAGTAAAATACAAAAATGTGTATTGGAGCTCTCTAAATATTGTACAACCCAGCGAAAAATTCAATTTCAACGAATGGGTACAAAGCGATTACACACAGATTGAATTGGGACTGTTGCCTAACTTGGCAAACAAAGCCAATCAGTTGTCCAACAGTTACAATATCAACTCTGCCAATCTTGAACAAGACAATGACTTACTGAGCTACGGCCTGATCGGATTCCGTCCACGCCAATACATGGCTGCATTGAATCTTGACGACGTCAGCCAACTCAATGTGTACAGACAGTTCCTTGGATCCAAAGGCACAATCCTCAGTGCAGAATTATTCTCCAATGCCAACCTTGGCAAAGAAGCTGCTGATTACAGCATATATGAAAATTGGGCAGTGCTACGATCTGTCTATGGTGCCAATGCCAATCGCAGTTTTGTTGAATTAAGATTGGACCGTTCATATCTCAGCAGCAATCCTAGTCTAGTGCAAGTGGTGGTGCCGCAGCAAGTGAGTTCAGCAGATCAACAAATATTGCTCGGTGATGTGTGGAAACAAAGTTATAAATTAACTTCACCAGATTTTTTACCAACGACCACAATCACACCCACTGACATAGCATTGCCCACGGCAGGATATGTAAATTTAAATGACGCTGATATCACGGTATTTGATATCAATGATTTGGCCAATATTGCTGCTAATCTTGATGCCATTGCAGTGGGAACATCAATCTGGATAGCAAAAATAAATGATTATGATTGGAATATATATCGTGCTCAATCAGTGCCCGGCGCTGTACAACATGTATGCGACAATCTAGACGGAACCAGTCGGGTAATATTCAGTCAATCACATGGGTTGTCTGCTGGTGACACATTGATAATTAAATTCTTTGATACAGAAGTCAATGGAGTATATCAAGTATTGAGTGTGAGTAATTTAACCACAGTAAATATTGCATTTCAGTTTGTTCAGAAACGTACTGTGGCCAATGGACTTGGACTGGGATTCACCTTGCAGACCATGCGTGTGGCACAAGCGTCAGACGTGATCAATTTGCCATATGCAAATGATGTTGTACCTGGCGCTAAAGTTTGGGTAGATAACAACGGTGATGATCTATGGGAAGTGATACAAAAACAACAAGTGTTTGTTGACTCATCACAAATTAGTCCGTTACTGCTGGATGCAGGTGAACAATTTGGAGTTGCTGTCGCACAGGCCACAGCAAGATTGGCTTTGTTTGTCGGTAGCCCAAGATACGGGTTTGGCGGCAGCGCCCAAAAAGGTGCAGTGTATGTTTATGTTAAAAACTCACAAGATCAATATGCTCCAGTGAGTCCGATCATCAACGCAGATGGCATACTCACACTGGATCGGACCGGAGTGCGCGGCTACGGCAATGCTGTGGATTTTGGCAATCAAACTTGGGCAGTGGCAGGGGCCAGCCAGAGCCTAGGGCCCAGCAGCGAAACCAACAATGGGTACGCTTCAGTGATCTATCGAGATCCAGCACTGGGTCAACCAGGTGTGAATCCGTTTATCAATTGGCAGTTGTTGACTCTACCAGGAACCACAACATCAACTACTCCGGGTGCAGGAGAGTTTGGATATTCTGTCACAATGAGTCTTGACGAACGTTGGATGTATATCAGTGCACCAGGCCTGAACACAGTGTATGCATACGGTCGTGTGGACTGGCAAGATCAGTTTGTAACCATACTTGGCACCGGAACAACCACTCAATACACCATTGCTGGCACAATACAAATAAACAACAGCAGTCAACTGAAAGTGTTAATAGATGGACAACTGCAAACCACTGGTTATTCAATAGATGCAGCATTTGACAAAGTCACGTTCACCACAGCACCTGATTTGGGTGCCCTGATAAAATTTCAACGCATCAATACTCAACAACTGGATGCACAAACTTATTATGATGTGTCACAAACATCTACCAGTGGCAGCGGAACAGGTGCCAAGTTTACCATAACTCGTGTTCGCGGGGAAGTGGGACAGCCTGGCGCTAGTTTTGGTGGAGTAGGTGCTACTTCTGCCGGAACAGGTTACGCAGTAGGCAATACCATAACCATTGCCGGCGCCAGTTTTGGTGGCACAAACAATATTGTACTAACAATAACATCCATTGGCACAGGCGGCACACTTGGTGGTTTTAATATTGCATATACTCCTCCTACTTTGGCCACAGTATTTTCATTGAATGAATATTTCTTTACAGCCATCAATATCTATAGTTTTAGTATTGCAGTTGACGGTGTTCTTTATAGACCCAATATTGACTATACGTTTGATACTGTCACACAAGATTTAACATTCACTGGCACTGGCCCAGCATCGGGTACTATAATTATTGCACGAGCACAAAGTTACTTTACCTATGTGAATTCTATCACTGCTAGTGGACTTGGCGCAAGTGATAGATTTGGACATTCAATTGCGTGTACCACAGATGGCCGACAAGTTGTAATTGGAACACCGTACAGCACACAAAATAGCAATGCCGAAGCAGGCTCTGTATACGTGATTGATCGCAATGTGCAACGATTTATCTACGGCAGCGACGGTTCAACTGTGACATTTACCTTGCTGGGAACTCCGGCAGCGCCAGTCAGTGTCATTGTGAACAATGTATTCTTGACCAATCAAACTGACAGCGTGATTGGTGCGCCAAATACTTTTTACTGGAACGGTGCCAACACGGTCACAGTCAATGCTGATTTGCAATACGGTGATGTGGTTGAAATTGAAACCAACCAATTTGCTCAGATACAAAAAATCACTCAGAACACAGTGGCTAATTTTTCAAACTTTGGACAAAGTGTAGACATCTGCAGTTACAATTGCAGTTTGTATGTGGGTGTACCTCAAAGCAGTGTGCAAATTTACAAAGGCGGTGTGGTTGAACGCGATGTAAATCAAAGCCGTATATATGGTACTATCACATCAACTGTGGTCAATGCAGCATTGACCGCTGGCAATACCGTGCGTGTGAACAACATGGATGTTGTGGTGCCTGCTGCATGGAATAGCCTAAGTGCATACTATAAAAATGATGTAGTTTACAATTTGTCAGGCAGCACTTACACTATCTATGTTGCATTACAAGATGTCCCGGCAGCCACAGCATTGACCAATGTTAGTTATTGGTCTCCAGTTACAACAACCACAGTAGCGGCCAGCGTCTATGTACGTGCATTGGCTGCACAGATAAACAGCACAGTGCCCAATGTGATTGCCACTGTTGATGTCAGTGGATATTTAACTGTGTCAGTTAAAAATAATAATTCAGCTCCGGCCTTTAACAAATTACAAGTGGCGCCAGGATCAATTGGTACAGCATTTGCCACACTGGCATTCACTACATTTGCATTTACACAAACCATAGTCAGTCCTTATCCTGTAAAATATTCTGCTTTTGGTTCAAGTGTAAACATTGCAGATTCGGCCACTACCCTGGTAGTGGGTGCGCCAAACGGCACCTTGTATCTGATAACTGTGTTTGATGATGGCAACACAGACTTTGATGCTGACAGTACTACATTTATTACCACGGTAATCAATAGTGGTGCAGTGTACACATATGACTATTTGCCAAGTGCAAGTATGAGTATATCAAATCCAGGCAAGTTCTTGTTTGGCCAACAGATCAACAACAGTGAAGTAAATGCATTAGATACATTTGGATCAACTGTCAGCTATGTTGATGGGATTTTGGTTGCTGGTGCTCCAAACAATGATGTAGGCGATAGTACGGCAAATTATGGGCGAATTTTCTTGTTTGAAAATCCCACCCGCACTCCCGCCTGGACAGTGATACGACAACAGCAACCAGTGGTAGATGTCAGTTTACTCAATGGAGTATTCACCTACGATCGTATTACCAGTGCTACCACACAGTTCTTTGACTTTTTTGATCCTCTTCAAGGCAAAATATTAGGTGCTGCACGGCAAAATATTGATTACATCAGCGGCATAGATCCTGCCAACTACAACATTGGCCCCAGCGGTATCAATGGTGCCACCTGGTGGTCAGGGCATGTGGGTGAAGTATGGTGGAATACCAGCACAGTGCGTTTTATTGATCCCAATCAAGATGACATAACCTACGCCAGTCGACGATGGGGGCAAAATTTTCCTGGAAGTTCAATAGATGTATATCAATGGATTTTGAGCACAGTGCCTCCAGCCAGTTATACTGGTCCGGGTGTGCCGTACAGCACTTCAAGTTACAGCATCAATACTAGACTCAACCGAGACGGTATATTTGCTACTGAATACTATTTCTGGGTGCGTGGAATCACAACCACTGCTGTGCAAGAAGGAAAAACACTCAGCGTGGCCACTGTGGCACAGTACATAGAAAATCCACGTGCCAGTGGGATAACTTACATGGCACCAATCAATGCCAGCACTGTTGCTCTTTACAATGCTGCTGAATACATAGTGGCATCGGACACAGTGATCAATATATCATTTGACAGAGAAGCCACAGAAAGCAACGTACATACTGAATATGAACTGATTGCCGAAGGAAAACCAGACGCATTTTTGAGCACGAATCTCTATCGCAAATTGCAAGACAGTTTCTGCGGAGTTGATACATTTGGTAACAATGTGCCAGACGCTAATCTCAGTCCAGCAGAACGTTATGGTGTGCAATTTAGACCACGGCAAAGCATGTTTGTGGATAGATTTGATGCTCTTAAAAATTATCTCACAAGAGTAAATGCTGTACTGGCAAGATTTACAATTTCTGAAAGTCGCAGTTTCAATCTTCTCAACAGTGCAGAACCTGAACCAAGTGCAGCCACAGGTCTGTGGAATTTGCGTGTGGCAAATTTAGAGATATTGGGGTTCCAAAATATCTATACAGTACCATTGGGATATCGCTACTTGGTGGTGACTGACAGTAATAATCGTGGCCTGTGGACCATCTATACTGTGATAGCCAGCGATCAAGTGGCAGGCGAACGTCTACTACGATTGTCATTTGTTCAAGGATATAACACTGCTGATTATTGGAGTTATATTGATTGGTATCTCCCAGGATACAATTCCAGCACCAAGGTACTGGCAGAAGTTGCCAACCAAGCCGCGCTAAGAACTTTAGGGTTGTCAGTGGGCAGCAGTGTTCGAGTTACTGCAAATTCTCAAGGTAAATGGGAAATATACCTATTAACTAACACAGGGTGGGAACGTGTGGGATTACAAGATGGCACAATTGCATTCTCTGCAGAGTTGTGGGATTACCAATTGGGTAGATTTGGTTTTGATATCGAAGTGTTTGATGCTCAATACTATGACCAAGAACCTGTAAAAGAAACACGAAAAATTATTCAAGCCATCAATGAAGAATTATTAATCAATGATCTGCTAATAGAACGTAATCTTGCTTTGACGTTGATGTTTAACTATGTGTTGAGCGAATTTGCTGCACCCGAATGGTTGGTTAAAACCAGTCTAATTGATGTGGATCATAGAATACGTGATCTAGTACCATATCAAAACTATCGCCGTGACAATCAAGAATTTGTAATTGATTATATCAAAGAAGTCAAACCTTATCATGTGCAACTACGTGAATTTAATCTACGTTATAACGGAGCAGATCAGTATCCGGGAAGTCTGACCGACTTTGATGTTCCAGCATATTATAATACTTCATTGACTGTGCCACAATACACCAGTCCTATATTGTTGCCGTATGAGCATGGCTCGTCAGACGTTGCTAATTTTTCAAGCGATTTATCATCCAACAGCACGGTATGGTCTGCATTCTCGTACAATCAATGGTATAACAATTATTTGTTAACATTGACTGCTGTAAATATTGTTAACAACGGCACAGGTTATACAGAACCGCCATTGGTGATCGTTGGCAATGTGTGGACCGCCAACACAGCGGTGTCTATAAATCAACAACTGTTTTATGTTGATGGTAACATGAACAATTTGTATACTGTGGTAGCAAATGGAACTACAGGTATAATACCTCCAACATTTACAACCGGCGGAACTCAGACTGATGGTACTGCTATGTTGGTGTATGCCGGTCCCGCCGCTACCGCAACAGCAGTAATCAACAGCTTGGGCCAGGTAGTAGCAATAAATGTAACCAGTTCAGACGCAGTATATCGGTCAACTCCTGCTATATCATTTGATGGCGGCGGGGGAGTTGGGCGTGATGCTAGAGCCTATGCAATTATAACACCAGGCCTTGCACGAAGTTTTAAAACTACTATCAAATATGATAGATTCCAATATTTCAGTGATGTACAAGATTGGAGTTCCAGCGGAACTTATCAAGATGGCCAATTGGTAAGATACGATGATCGTGTATGGCAAGCTGCCAGTGCAGATTCTACCGCAGTGGTAGGTCCTGATTTTAGTCTTGAAGATTGGACACCAATTCCGGCTCGAGATTTAACTGGTGTAAATCGCACAATGGGATTGTATGTGCCTGGGGTAAATCAACCAGGATTGGATTTGCCTTTGTTAATTGATGGGGTTGATTATCCAGGAGTTCAAGTATATGGCAATTATTTCTTAGGAACTGCTCTCACCGATGCCACTTATGCAAGCTCGTTTACAGATGCCACATTAGGCAACACTTTTTCTAGTATCAATGTTGATGGCGGCGAATTTGTAGGATTGTACGAAGGGCATGCTCCTGAAGAACTGGTCAATGGTGCAGAATTTGACACACTTGATCTGCGTGTATACACACGACCAGGCGCGGATTGGAACAGAGATGGTCATGGTTTCCAAATGACAGATCAGCGTTATCTGTATGAAGCAGCAGTTACTGACACATTTAGTTGGGCAGGCCTAGTTGAAAATCCAGTAAACATTTCTGTAGTCAATACCACTACCAATTTACCATTGAGTTTGAACGTTGACTACACTGTGGATTGGGTATTACAGACGCTCACAGTGTTGACTGTGGCCAATGGGGATATCTTAAGCATCACTGCATACGAACTTGGCGGCGGCAGTCAATTGTATCGTGACAATTTTGCAGGCACAGGTTTGCAAACTGTGATAATTCCAGTGAATGCCGCTGAAATTATAAGTTTAGCAATATTTGTCAATGGAACATTAACAAGTGGCGCAACCTGGACGCCATATGTTGCAAGTGTGGACTGGAATCAGTTGTCTAGTTATTCGTTCAAAGATGTGGTCAATATCAATGATGGCAGCTCTGCAGAAACTTATTATCGAGCAATAAAAAATGTACCAGCCGGCATTGAAATTACCAATGTTCTTTATTGGTTAGAATATGTGCCTACATTTGAATCAATTGTTAATTTTGGGACAGTATACAACACCACTGACGAAATTGCACTGACTGCATTTGGCGTGTCAACCATTGATGCTGGCTATTTTGTAATTGGTAGACAGTACACAATTACTCAAATTGGAACTACTAATTTTGTAGCCATTGGAGCCGGAGCAAACACAATAGGGACAGTGTTCACAGCCAGTGGGGTGGGATCGGGCACAGGTCAAGCATCTACAACATACAGTTGGAGTGCTCCACAAACTCAGTACATTGTGGCTGACGCAAATTTTGTCACATTCAAGACCACCACTTTGACCAATTCTGTTCAAGGCAGTAATCTTGCCAACATGATTGTCACACGCAATGGGCTGAGATTGCAGCCGCCCGAAGGAAGAGAATGGATCAGCGACGGAAGTTCATTGTCATTTGGTCTTCCGACTCGCGGCGGCTACAGCCAGAGTATTATAAATGCCACCACAGATGTCATAGTCTGGGTTGACGAAATATTACAACAACAAAGCATAGGTGGTGTTCCAGGCACATACAGCGTGACTCCATATGTGGCCGCTAATGACCGTGAGGTGGTGTTCAATGTGGCACCACCAGCAGGAGCTAGAATATTGATCACAGTGACTACTCAAGCTGGATATGATTTAGTTGGCAACAGTCTACAAATTGTGGGAGGCGTGAATCTCAACGATTTATTCGCAGTGACAACTTTCAATGACACTTCGCAACTGAATCCATTGACATTGGTGTTCAATGGGCCAGTGATTACAGGTGTGGAAGTTGTAGATCCGTTTGACCCGCTGCCAAACGATCCAGCGTATAATAGTCAACCGGGAAGTTTTGATTACGCTACAGTTAACAATACGCAATGGAGTTTTTCATACAGCAAAGGTGCGGCTGTGTACAACAATCAATTCTGGCTAGAACGTGCCAATGTCAGCCCATCTAGACTTTGGGTCACATTGGATGGATATGCATTGACCAACAGCATAGACTACACAGTAGAAGGTGAATATCTAATACTGGCATCGGGTGCAATCAAACCCGATCAGATAATGGTCATAACAGAAATTACCAACAGCATTGTGCCAGATGCAATAGCATTCCGTATATTTCAAGACATGCGCGGCGTGCAAGCCACATATCGTATGACCACTGCCACTACCACAGTATTGACACAGCCACTCAGTGCCACAGACAACATAATGTATGTAGAAAATGTATCAGCACTGGGTCACCCCAATCTTGAACTGGGTGTGTTTGGAGTATGCACGGTGGATGGTGAACGTATCATGTACAGAGATGTTGATGCAGCAACCAATACCATTATGGGACTCATGAGAGGTACTGCTGGTACAGCCGCAGCTGACCATTTGGTAAATGCTGCTGTGTACAATCTCAGCCGCGGTAATTTATTACAAAGCAGCTATCAAGATTACATTGTGTCAGACACCAGCACTGGAGATGGGTCTACCACGGTGTTTTATGCACCAAGTATAAATGTCAATGATTTTGTTGATAGCAGTAGTGAAGCTCCTGCAATTGAAGTATATGTTGGCGGCACACGACAATATGCTTACAGTGACACAACTGCCACCAGCCAATATCGTTGGTTTGTGACAGATTTTGACCCATTGGCAGTGGATTTTGTTGTAGATAACACTGTGTATCCTCCACTATTTGCCCCGGCTCCCAATGTTGAAGTCACAATATTGGTACGCCAGGGAGTTACCTGGTATCAACGCGGAGTTACCACACCCAGTGACGGAGTTGCTCTGCAAGATACCGACACTGTTGCTGCAAGGTTTTTACGTGGTTTATAAACAAGGTAAATAAAATATCATGCCAACTACAATGCCAAACAAACCAGCTGCACCAGTACCAGCACCTAGAGTAAACAAACCCAACGAAAGTGGGTCAATTTCGGTACAAGCACACATGAGGATTTATGATCCCAAAACACAAAAAACCTATGTGGAGGGACGAGCATGATCACTCCCGGACTGTGCAAAATTGAAGGGTTTGTCAAGATTCTTGACCCAAATTCGGGCGAAGTTCTAGTAGATAAAAAGAATGCCATCCATTATGAAAACATTTCTATTGCCATGGCACAGACCTTGAGCAACAGAGACTTAGGTTATATCTATTTGATGGCATTTGGCAACGGTGGCAGTAGTGTTGATCCCACTGGAGTGATCACGTACCTGCCCCCAAATACCACAGGACAAAATGCCGATCTTTACAACCAAACTTACCAAAAAGTAGTAGATGATAATTCCGCAGCAGACACCGATCCTGAAAACAACAAGATGACAGTGTTACACACATCTGGAAATCTATACACTGATATTTTGGTAAGTTGTTTGTTGGACTATGGCGAACCTCCGACTCAGCAGGCCTTTGATAACTCAACTAACTTTAACGGTGAATATGTGTTTGATGAGTTGGGCCTCAAATCTTGGAACGGCTCAACAGACAATCTTCGACTGATTACCCATGTGATTTTTCATCCAGTGCAAAAAAGTCTAAATCGGCAAATTCAGATAGACTACACACTGAGAATTCAGACATTGAGTAATATCAATGCTGTATAAATATTGATAACAGGAACAGGTAATTCAAATGGCATATACAATTAATTTAACTAACGGTACAATTTTTGCTACTGTCAACGATGGCACCGTTAATAACGCTAGTAGCATGACGCTGGTGGGCAAAAACTATGCTGGGTATGGTGAATTTTTAGACGAAAACTTTATACACCTGCTGGAAAATAGCGCAAACACCACAGCCCCAGCATCACCACTCACAGGACAATTATGGTGGGACAGCACCAATGCATTGATGAAAGTGTATAACGGCACTGCTTTCAAAGTCATGACTGGATCTACCAGTTCGGCCAGCGCACCCAGCAATGTTATCACTGGCGATTTATGGTGGGACACAACCAATTCACAATTGAAAATTTACAACGGAGTATCTTGGACTGTTGTTGGCCCTGCTTACACATCCGCCGAAGGCACAGCCGGTGCCATTCCTGAAACAATCACTGACTCGGGAGCCACTCCGCACTATGTGACCAGTCTGTATGTGAACAACACCCGAGTGGCCATTGTGAGTAAAGACGCTAATTTTACTCCATCTGCTCCTACTGTTACCACATTCCCTACCATATACAATGGTATCACTTTGTACAATACCAGTTCTCCGGTTTATGCAGGAACAGCAACCAATGCACAATTGTTAGACAGCCTAGACAGTACTGATTTCATGCGCGCCACGGCCAACACATCAACCACTGGTACATTGGCAGTTTTAAACAATTTTGGATTTACTGTGGGCGCTGCCAATGTCTTTTCGGTAACTACAACTAGCACCGATGCCAACATTAGAAGCAACATTTCCAATGGTAATCTGGTAATGCAGGCCAACGTATCTGGTAATATATACAACGTAGCAAGAATAGTGGGCAGCACTGGTGTATTTGCAGTGTCAAATGCCATGACTGCCGGTACCACTGTGTCGGCTGTGGGCAATGTGTCTGGTGGCAATGTTATCACAGCAGGGCAAGTTACTGCCACTGCCAACATCACTGGTGGCAACATTATTTCAGTTGCGGCGGTTTCTGGTGTTTCTTTGGTTTCTTCGGGCAACGTTGACAGTGGCAACTTGCGTACCGCCGGGCAAGTCAGTGCAACAGGTAATATTACCTCGGCAGCCAATGTAGCAGGTACATATTTCATTGGCAATGGTTCAGCGTTGACAGGATTGAGTCTGGGTGTAAGTGTCACCAAGTTTGTGAATGGTACCAGCGAAGGTAATGTTGGTGCCAGCGGCGGCAATATAAACTTCAATGTAGGTGGCGTGAGCAATGTGGTTGTTATTGATACTAGTACCTTGTACGCCAATGTGCTCAGCGCACAGAGCATTACCAAATCAGGCAGCAATGCAGTTGGTAATATTGGATCCAGCTCTAGCTTTTTTAACACAGTGTTCGGTAATATCTACAATGGTACTGTGATCAGTGTGGCAGGCAACGTCACTGGTGCTAATATCAATACTGGTGGGTTGGTCAGTGCAGGAACAACCGTAAGTGCCACTGGCAACATCACTGGTGGCAACTTGATCACTGCTGGACTGGTCAGTACCGCCAGCATTACCAAAACTGGTAGCAATGCAGTGGGCAATATTGGCAGTTCCAGCAACTATTTTAATCAGGTGTTTGCCACAGCTACCACAGCACTGTATGCTGACGTTGCTGAACGTTTTGCAGCCGATGAAGTGTTAGAACCAGGAACTGTGGTTGAACTGGGTGGATCACAAGAAATTACTCGTGCTGTAACTGACCTAAGTGAAAATGTGTTTGGTGTTATCAGCACTAGACCAGCTTACACAATGAATGGTGGCGCAGGCGAAGATTCAACTCATCCAAAAGTTGCCATGACAGGTCGCGTTCCGGTCAATGTTATTGGTATAATACGCAAAGGCGATCGATTGGTAGCCGCAGGAGCAGGCCTGGCAAGAGCAGCTCAGCTGGGCGAAGCCACTGCTTTCAATGTGATTGGGCGCAGCCTGGTAGACAAAACTACCACACAACAAGGTACAGTCGAAGCCATTGTGACCATTAAAAACTAAAACAGGAATAGACAATGACTTATTCATCAGGTGGATTAATTGAAGCAACAGACTACAATGGGTTTGTTAGCACCACTGCCGGCGCAAATATCAACGATATCTGGGCCACCGGCTCAAGTGATAAAGGATATGGGCAAACTGCGGTGAGTACTGTTGCTGCTGCTGGCACAGTTTCTGCCACCCAATGGGCCAGTTTGGTCAACACATTGAGCAGTTTAGGCAGCCAGACCAACACAACTATTACTGCAAGATCGGCACCAACTGCAGGAACCACAATTGCTATCCTGGCAGCACTCAACACCGATCTCACTTCGGTTACCACCAACAGAAACAATGCAGTTGCACAAGGTACACAATACACAGGCTGGACCGGAACCAATAGTAAAACTGCTGCCACATCAGGGGCCACCTGGACCATCACATTCACAAACACTGTGACATTTGCTGATTCAAATTCAGCTCGTTATTTTTTCAACGGCGGCGGCCTTATTTCTCTACTACCTTCTAAAACTAGTACAGGAGCGACAGGAGATCCACCATGGAATGCCATGGCCACAGCCGCTGGTACAATTGTGTTTAGCGGTGCAGCAGCAAGTAAAACAATTGCAGCAGTTGCATACACCGGAACTACCAAAATTGGCGGATCAGGTATAAACACCACACTGAGCACAGCCACAGGATATTACGCATTGACTGCCGGCGCAGCCGCTACAATTATTTTCAAACAATTTTCGGCAACTGCTCCTTACACTTCCAATTTCATACAGCACAGCGTGGCATTAAATGCCGGCGCAAACATACTGACATTTACCACACTATGGTCAGCCAGTGACGGTGACCCAATCACAGGAGGAACCGCAGCCGTGGCTGCTACCCCCGGTACTGCACCCTGTACTATTTGTACTTATAAACCTCCTAGTTCCACTTATCTAACCACCGCAAGTTGGGGAACCCCCACCGTGGCAGCTACCACAGTTTAATCAAAAGGGCCAATTGGCCCTTTACTTTTGATTGCATATTGTGTATAATACATGTATGGACACAGAAGATTTAATTGCTCACGCTCGCTCTAGATTCAATCACGAATCAGCCAAACGGTTACTCAGAGAAAAATATCAAGCTCGCATGCTGTTTGCTCACGCCGGAGGCATGTGGCGTGCTGGTCCTGAGCTGGCGGTATTGCTAGCCACAGTACCTCCGGGCAGTGTAGTAATACTGGACTTGTATGAAAATCCCATCCAGGTCAATTCTGAACAACTACGCGACCTGGTCATGCAACGCTGGCAAGAACAGATGAATGCCTGGTTGATAGAACATGAACAAGTGAACAAGCAACGATGACGACCGGTGCATTGATATTTGCATTCAACAATGAAAAAACAGACTATGTGGCCTTGGCTGCATGGTCAGCTGCCAACATACATAGACATCTTGACATTCCGGTGGCTGTGGTCACAGATAACGAACATCATACTGCACTCGCAGCATTTGATCAGGTGATCTTTGCCGAACCTTCCGCAGGTGGAACCAGGAACTTTGAAGACTATAAGGCTACTGTGACCTGGCACAACGCCGGTAGGCCCGATGCATACAATCTCACACCCTGGGATAATACTCTATTGTTAGACGCAGATTATGTGGTGGCCAGTGATCAATTGCGCCATGCTTGTACAAATGGCAGAGATTTACAAGCCCACTCAAGATCAACAGACGTGCATAACAATCAAAACTCTGATCAGTTTGGTAATTTTGCCATGAGCATGCATTGGGCCACAGTAGTACAATTTCGTAAATGCACCCAGGCTCAATACACGTTTGAGTGCATGAATATGATCAAAGACAATTGGCAGCACTACAGAGATATCTATCATATTCACAGCAGCACATACCGCAACGACTACTCGCTAAGTATAGCAATAAACATTGTGAATGGTCATGTGCCGCACACCAGCAACCACTCAATTCATGGGTCATTGTTAAATGTGTATCCTGGTGATACGCTAACACAACTACACGAAGATTGCTATCGTGTGGCCTGGACTGATTCAAACAGCAAAAAACATCATGTGGATTTGGCAAATCAGGATTTACATGCCATGGGCAAAAGAGATTTAGAGGTCATAGTTGAAAGTCATAGAAGAGCAAGGCTATTTGATAACAGCCTGGAACTCAGCCACAGTTGATTACGTCAACTGCGCGAGATCATTGGTTCAAACATTAAAACACTGGCATCCGGATGCCAAGGTGTGTTTGGTCACGGATACAGATGTCAATGACTCAATGTTTGATCATGTACGAGTGATCACACGTGCCAATCTTCATAATGCCTATGCTGATGACTGGCAAGTGTTTTATCAATCTCCGTTTCGTGAAACCATCAAACTGGAAGCAGACATGTGGATTACCAGTTCAATTGATCACTGGTGGAATATGTTTCGCAAACGTGATCTGGTGATCAGCACAGGTTGCAGAAACTGGCAAGACCAATCTAGTACAGCAAGGCATTATCGTAAAATATTTGATGCCAATCATTTGCCTGACGTGTACAATGCTGTCACGTACTGGAGATTGAGTATCACGGCAAAAGAATTTTTTGATCTGACACGCAACATATTTGAGCACTGGACCGAATACCGCAAGCTATTGAAATTTCCAGATGAGACAGCATCAACAGATTTGGTCTACGCCATGGCAGCACAGATCATCGGACCTGAACTGGTAACTTTACCATTTGCTACATATCCCAAAATAGTTCACATGAAACGGCATCATGCTGGTACACAAACAGAAAATTGGAAAAAAGAACTGATTTGGGAATGGGATAACAGCAGTTTACGTGTTCAGACTTTGACACAATCGGGAGCATTTCATTACCATGTCAAATGAACCCGTAACTGAACAAGAGTTTTGGAGTATACTGGCAGCCATGCCCGAACCTCTACCAGTTTTCTTTAGACTGTATCATGATGATCGCGGGCGCGCATTATTCTACAGCATGGAGGATGTTCCAGGTACATACATTGAAATTGATGCAGAAACTTTTGCACTACAGTCCACAAACGTCAGAGTACGAGATGGCTGTCTGGTTGAGGTGACCTGGGTCACTAGTGAAAAACTGCAACCAACGGAAACTGGTACATGTTGCCACCCCACGGACATAACTGTAGTGGTTTCGCCTAACAATCCGCACATCAAATGGAGCAAACAAACACATGAACAAAATTGACACAGCAGACTTGGACTGCATTTATCTCACCTATGACGAACCACAACGAGAAGAATTTTGGGTAAAGATCAAAAACATGATTCCATGGGCCAAACGTGTGGATGGTGTCCGCGGGTCTGATGCAGCACACAAAGCCGCTGCTGCTGCCAGTGACACAGAACGTTTTATTTTGATTGATGGCGACAACTTGCCTTCTGCAGATTTTTTCAACAAAACATTGGAATTGCCCACAGCTGACTACGAGCAAGCAGTGTTCCGCTGGCGCGCTAGGAATCATGTGAACGGACTCATGTATGGCAATGGTGGCATCAGTAGTTGGACACGTGAATTTGCAAATGCCATGCGTACACACGAAGCCACTGATGGACGTACAGAAACACAAGTTGAGTTTTGTTTTGATCCCTTGTACTGGGCCATGCACGACTGCTACAGCACCACGTACCCAGCACAGTCGCCATTCCATGCTTGGCGTGCTGGCTTTCGTGAAGGGGTTAAGATGTGCTTGAACAAAGGTGCAAAACCCACTGTAGAAGAATTTAAGAATCAAGTGCTAAGAAATCTTGATCACTTGACCATATGGCACAACATTGGTGCAGATGTTGAAAACGGAGAATGGTGTATGGCCGGTGCCAGACAAGGCACATACATGACCATGCTGACCAACTGGGATTATAAGCTGGTTCAAGATTTTGATGCGTTAGCTAAAATTTGGGAAACCGTGAAAGATGTCCAACCACGCATACTAAGTAATCAGTTAGGTCCTGAGATTGGTACTCAATTGGACTTGCCAATGGCCATCTTAGAGGCTGAACAGAGTGCATTTTTCAAATATCATTATCGCAGCAATTGGCACAACCGTGGTGCAATGGTCAGAGAGATAGATGTGATCCGACAACAAGAGGGCTGGTGATGTATCCCTTGGGGTGTACCAGTGATCGTCTTTGGGATGTGCCGGGGTTGATACAATATCTTGCACAAAATCAACATAAATCAATTTCCATTGATGTTCAACCAGAAGCTATCTGTTTGTATAGTCTTGGTTTTTATAAAATATTAGATTGTTTTAATTTTGAATCAGTGACTATACATACCTGGAACCCTTTTGAAAAACATTTGCAATATACGATCAAGTACAAAGGTGACAACTTTTGGTTTGATCGCCAGGCTGATATAACAGTCTCACAATGTGAATATACCGGAAACAAAACTTTTTTGTGTTTGTATCATCGTCCCACTGCTGGTCGCCTGGCATTGGCTGGATATTTGCACAAACACCATGCAGCATCTAGCCTGATCCATTTTAGCACAGATACAGATGATGATAGTCTTATTCAATTTGAATTTGACAAGTTGTTGTCGTGGCATTTGCCCAGCTTGGAAAACGCATCCAAGCTACTGCCTACCTTGCCTATTTTATTATCCCCTCGAGATCAGTATACCGGATCATTGGGATATTTTTATACTGATCCGTTGACTGAACTGTATAGAGAAATATTAATTGACGTTGTGGTTGAGAGTCATGTTGCTGGCAATACATTTTTCCCTACAGAAAAAACCGTGAGGCCCATGTTGTTGGGTAAACCATTTTTGGTATTCGCCAGTTGTAATTATTTGGTATATCTAAGACAGATGGGATTTAGAACATTTTCCGACTTCTGGTCCGAAGATTACGACGGGCATGAAGGCAAAGAAAGACTGATAAGAATGTTGTCGGTGCTGGATACCATAGCCGCAATGACTGCATCACAGCGTGAAGCAATGTACTGGGATCTTCAATACACGTTGCAGCACAATCAAAATATATTGAAACAGCGCAAGTGGTCTAATAACATAAAATTAATATGATTGAAAAAAGCAAATTCTTATTTTCGGCCGAGCAGATGCACAAAGATCTCGGTCCAGCACTGTGTTTGGCCAAGTGGAAACAGGTCAGCTTGCATCTCACTACAGGTCTAAACAACAGTTGCTATCATCCGCCATTGCATGCAATTGATCCTGCTGCGATAGAGATTAATCCTTCTGCTCTACATAATACTGCTCATAAAAAAGCACAGCGTAAAATAATGCTACAGCAAGAACGTCCCGACGAATGCTCTTACTGCTGGAACATGGAAGACCTGGGCAAACTGAGCGATCGACATTACCGATCAGGCGAGCCCTGGGCAGCCGTAGATTTTGAAAAGATAAAAAACTCAACCGGAGAAGAAGATGTCGTACCGTCATATGTGGAAGTCAATTTTAACAATGCCTGCAACCTTAAATGCAGCTATTGCAGTCCGCAGTTCAGCTCTAGTTGGCAGCAAGAAGTGGAACGTCATGGGGCATTTCCTACTTTGGTTCCTCATAACGCTCCTGAGCATTTTAGCGGCCATCGCAGGCCTATCCCTGCCCGTGATCACAACCCTTATGTAGAAGCATTCTGGGCATGGTGGCCCTCATTGTATCCTGAACTCAAACACTTCCGCATGACCGGCGGTGAACCACTCATGGATCGCAACACCTATCGAGTGTTTGACTATGTGTTGGAGCATCCTAAAAATGATCTGCACTTGGCTGTGACATCAAACTTCAGTGTGGAACCTGAACTGTCAAAAAAATACTTTGATTATGTTCAACGCTTATGCGACACTGACATCGAACATTTCATGCAGTATGTGAGCCTTGACTCGGGCATAGGTCCGCAAGCAGAATACATTCGACATGGATTAGATTTTGATCGTTTAGCACACAATGTAGAAACATATCTAAGAGATATTCCATATCGTAACAGTCTTACATTTATTGTGACAATGAACAATTTATCAGTCACTGGATTCCTGCCATTGATGAAGTGGATTTTAGAACTACGACGCCAACATAGTAAAACATATCAGCGTGTATGGTTTGATACACCTGTGCTAAGACAACCTGCCTGGCAAAGCCTACAAATTCTGCCTGAGAGCTATGCAGCAAATCTAGAACAGGCACGAGACTTTATGTTGGCCAATCTAGAAACTGAATTGGATCCGTTCCATGGATTTAAAGACTATGAAGTGCAACGACTAGAACGTGATATAGCATGGATGCGATCAGATTCAAATACAAGTTCCAAACGGCATTTAGCAGATTTCTATAGATTTTTCACGGAGCATGATCGACGTCGCGGAACAGACTTCTCGAAGGCATTTCCTGAAATGCGAGTCTGGTGGGATGAGTGCAAGTATTGGGGCAAGCAGTAGCATGACAACTGAGTTTGTTGGGACTACCTTTCCGCCCTCTAGCGATTGGCACACTGATGAAAAAAATCTAATAAAAAATATACACGATCAAATTGATTGTGCATTTCCTAACAGTCAAAATTTGTTTATAAACACCACATGGTTTGGTCCACAATTTGGCAATGCACTATGGCACAGGTATCAACACACTATATCGCAGAAACAATTTGATCGAGTGTTCATGTTGGCAGCAGTTGACCCGGTGTTTTTAAATAGTGATCAGATTTCTCACATGCAGGTAGAAACCAGAGCCAAGATATATCTGTTGGGAAATTTTGACACTGAGTACTACTTTAATTTTTTTTCACAGGTGATACCTAAATATTTTGTATCCTACACGGAGCAACAGTTGCATCTTAGAAAATCAAAATACTTGTATATAAATTACAATCGTAAACCAAGAGACCACAGGTCGGCACTGGTAAATCAATTGATTGATGAAGATTTACTCAAATACGGAGTTGTCACACTAGGCAAACCAAATAGCATATACAGTAAAGAAACATTGCCAAAACAGCATTTAAATCTAAATGAAACACCCCAAGATGCTGTTGGTAATTGGGGAATGAATATGGAGTTTGGTATTCCTCACGACATACATAGCCTGGGCAATTTAACCATATGGCAACAGCATTTTTTAAACATAGTAGGGGAGACTGAATTCTTTCCCTGGGACAACATGTTTATCAGTGAAAAAACATGGAAACCCATCCTGGGACTCAGACCATTTGTGATCAATGGACAGACAAAGATATATAAATATTTGCGTGATCAAGGATTCCAGACATTCAACCATTATTGGCCGCAGGTTGATGTAGAAGGTGCTACCGAGCTTGAAGTACATGACACCATAGTACAAGTGATTAAATATTTGCAAGAGCTCAACCCCGCTGATTTACAAAATATGTATCAACGCATGTGGCCAGCATTGACACACAATCGCAACAGATTTTGGGAATTTGCAAAAGAACAAAAATACAAAATAGAAAATCTATTTAAATGAAACAGTACATGATCATATGCTGCGCCGGTGACGGTGGATCATTTCTGACCACCGTAGTTGCACAACTGCTCGGCTATCAAATCAAAGCAAAATTTAGCAACACCGGACATGCCCATGACATGGGCCGGGGAAATTGGCGCGGCGCCGAATCTTTATGCTTAATCGGCGATAACTGGGAAATGAATTATCGTCCAGGTGCCAGGCTGTATACTTCGCATGTGATGCCATACAATTACATACAGCAAAACCCAGATGTTAAAATAATAAAGATCGACACTGCTCCTAAGGATTATAGAAAAGTCACCGAGTTATGTGTTTCCAAAGCCTGGCCAGACATGTGGACACCAGAAGAATATGCTAAATGGGTTGGACCCGACTATCCTCCATACCACAAAAGCAATGTAGAGCAAAGCAAATTAATTCGCAATGATTTGATCAATGATCTGGTAATAAACTACACAAAAAAATGGCAAGATCACCATAGGTTTGTGCCGGTCCATCATGTAATTAATTTTAGAACTATCATGGGCATTGACAATATAGATTTAGTAGACAGCATTTGTGAGATTGTGTCACAACCTGCCACATTAATCATAAGACAATATGTTGCCGAATATCAAAAAGTGAATCAATCATTGTATTTTAAAAATTATGTTAGGCAATCATAAAATCATTGTGGATGAATGGGCTGAAGTTTGGGATCTTCTCAAACCCTATGCCGACGGCAGCTTCTGGCGCTGGAGTGATTTAACTCTTGACCCGTCAACTGTGTATATTGTTGGGCGAGTGGTGCTCAAAGAGAACTGGCAATCCATAACCGAATGGGCACACCAACATCCAGGAAAAATAGTGTTTTGCAACCCTGCTGAAGGATCCCAGACTATATTACTGCAACTGAAAAGATTAATGATTTCTGAGCAAATCAAATCAGGAGAAATATTGCTGTTGACATCAGGAGATCTTGAATCTGGATGGAATTATTGCAAGACTGATTGTTATTTTTCCAACATTGTTGAATATCTTGAAAATATCGGCGCACACGAATCGTGGCCACAGGTGTATCACAAAACAAACAAGCCATACGACTTCTTGTTTTTGAACGGAAGATTGCGCCCACATCGAAAATATCTAATAGACCAACTACGCCAACAACAGTTGCTGGACCGAGCCTTGTGGACCAATCTTGGAGATCAAGTTGAAATGTCATGGACCAGCACACTAATAACCAATCAGACCGAGCCAGTTAGACTATTGCCCAAACAATATGAGATACCACGTGCATTGCCTAACATGGATTTGCTGCCAGTAGGATTTGTCAAACACCACTTGTTTGCAAACACCTGGGGCGATGCCATAGTTAATCCTGCGGCTTATGTGGATACATCGTTTTCATTGGTAACAGAAACCATATTTGACTATCCGCACACATTCCGCACAGAAAAAATCTGGAAACCCATGATCATGTGTCATCCATTTGTGGTGGCTGCCAATCCGGGCTACTATCGCGACCTGCATAACGCAGGGTTTGAAACATTTGGCCACTTGATTGACGAATCGTTTGACCAGATTGACGATCCTACAGATCGTGCCAATAGAGTGGTTGCAGTTGTGAAAGATATATGCTATAATGGTACTGAGTCTTTCTTAGAAGCTGCCAGAAACGCATGTAAATACAACTATCAGCAGCTTCGAGATCACAACACGCAACAACGTGCTGTTCTGCCAGATTCACTTGAGATTTATATAAATGCCAACACACACTATAGCCAGAACTTTTCCCACCAAGTGGGTGTACGGTGAGTACGAAGAAAAAATACTACACAGTCTTTCAGCACAGATCGACAGTCGATTTCCTGATCAAAACAATTTAATTTTAAATTTTACCTGGCACGGGCCGTGGACTGATACCGAAGTTGACGACTATATCTCAACTGGCAAGAAGATTGATCAGTTGTTTATCGTGTGTACTGTGGATGGATACCTAGGCACATTGGATCATTACATAAAACGTTTAAAAGACACTGTTGGAGTTTCCACTGTGCATTGGATAGGAAATTTTGAAAATAGTCCTTTTGAATTTAATTTTTTTGCTATAGTATGTAGAGATCATTTCAAGAAGTACAACACACAAGATCTAATACTGACTGATGTGAAACATGCGTTTGTGAGCTACAATCGCAAACCTTACCCACACCGATTAGAGTTTGTTCGAGAACTAGTGAATACCGGTTTAAACAATCATGGTGTGATAACAATGGGTCAAAGTTTTCCTGGAGAAGATCATGGATTATTCATGAGCATAGGAGAGCGTGAAGAAGACTATGTAAAATATGGGCATTGGTACGAGCCAGGAACAGAGTCAACCCCTCATGTGATTCCGCATGATCTTTTTAGCCTGCACAATTGGCCAGTGTGGCAACATCATTTTTTACATGTGACAGGAGCAACTATATTTCCTGATTATTTGCCAGTGTTTGTTAATCAGATACATTTCAAACCCATTATTGGACTGCGTCCATTCATAATAAATGGACAGAGCAAGCAAAGTGCGTATCTTAGAAAACACGGATTCCGAACTTTTGAAAATTGGTTTCCTGACACAGAAGTCAATACCTCACCGCCTGAGGCAGCAGAACAAAGTAAAAATCAATTGGTCAAGACCTTGCAAAACTTAGTAAAATTGTCGCCTGCACAGATGCTAGACATGTATCAAAGCATGCTGCCTGATTTGTTACACAACCGTCAGCGTTGGTTTGAGTGGGCAGATGAGCAGGCGGCATTGGTAGAAAATATATTTCAATGAACGATCTTAAATTTCGGCAACAGGTGTTGGACAACAAAAGCAAGAGTTTTTGTGCGGCCAAATGGTACAATGCCACCATTTGGTTGGGCAGCGGAATGACCACAAGTTGTCATCATCCACCAGCACATGCCATCGATATAGATGATATCAAACACAATCCTGCAGCATTGCATAACACTACTAAAAAGAAATTTGAACGTGATCAAATGCAACATGGTGATCGGCCGCCAGGCTGTGAATATTGTTGGAAGATTGAAGATATGGGCAGCGATGCCATAAGTGATCGTGTGTATAAAAGTCGAATTTATCCTATAGAGGCATTGAATGAAGCATTTGAAACTCCTGCAGCTGATGACGTTAGCTTACGTACCCTTGAAATTGCATTTGACCGTACTTGTCAATTTGCTTGTAGCTATTGTAACCCTGCTTTTAGTAGCACTTGGGTTAACGATATACGAAAGAATGGACCTTATAACGGACTTGTTAGTGACGGTCGGAACCATTTTACTCACACTCACGATAGCAGCCAACTTTATAAATTCGGTCAAACTAATCCGTATGTGGAAGCATTCTTCCAATGGTGGGAAACAGACCTCCATCGGACACTACAAGAACTAAGGATCACCGGCGGCGAACCATTGATGTCGGGAGAAACTTGGAAACTGATTGACTGGTTCCAAAACAATCCTGGACGCAGCAACACTCGTTTGGCTATCAATTCAAATTTAGGCACAGCAGTAGACTTGGATCGATTGTTAGACAGCATCACAGGATTGGAAGTGGACATATACACATCAAACGAAAGCATAGGCTTACAAGCTGAATACATCAGAGACGGACTAGTATGGGACGACTGGGCCAACAATGTAGAACGCCTGTTGGACTCAAGAAAGTTACGTGGTATACATGTGATGAACACCATCAATGCCTTGTGCCTGGATACATTGGATCAGTTCTTGGAATGCATAATGAACTGGAAGTTAGAATATGGTCGTGATGCTGTGAGTTTTACATTGAATATTTTACGATTCCCCAGTTTCCAATCGCCACTGGTGCTGCCTGACAATCTGCGTATGATATATCGTCAGCGATTGATCACATGGTTAGAACATTGGGCCGGCAGTGAATTTTTGCATGAACATGAACTCAATCATGTACAACGTCTAATAGATTACCTGGATGTGGTCAAGACTCCTCATTCAGAAGCATTTGAAATGCCCAAGTTGTTGAACGACTTCAAACAGTTCTATACACAATACGATCAGCGCCGCGGCAAAGACTTTGGTCTGGCGTTCCCCACATTAAAACACTGGTATGACTCAATACAAATACAACAGCAGTGATTTGGTACGTGCTACTGAACTTACAAACCGCGAGCAATTTTTACTTGCCGAATCAAAAACTTTTTGTATCTATCCTTGGATACATCTGCATGCTTACCCCACCGGAGAAGCATATCCTTGTTGCCATGCAGAAATGAAATATCCAGTGGGCAATTGCAGAACCAATACTTTAAGTGAAATTTGGCAAGATAAACCCATGCAAAAACTACGGTCAGACATGCTGAATGAAACTGCCAATCCTGCGTGCGGACGCTGTTATGAACAAGAACAATCAGGATTTTTTAGTGGCCGTAAAAGTGCCAACAAGCATCACGGACACCATGTTAAAAAATTAGAACAAAATCCTTTTGAAATGACATATTGGGATATACGATTCTCAAATCTTTGCAATTTAAAATGCCGTAGTTGTGGCCACATATTTTCAAGCCAATGGTATCAAGATCAAGCCAAACTAGCAGGCGGCGACTGGAAAGCTCGTAATCCTGTGTTGAACTATGCAGGCCGTACAGAAACTGACATGTGGGAACAATTGTTACCTCATATAGATTATGTTGAACAGATCTATTTTGCCGGCGGCGAGCCATTGCTGATGGAAGAACATTATCGCATCTTAGATGAATTGGTTCGCAGAAAGAGATTTGATGTGCGGTTGATATACAACACCAATTTTACTCATACTGATTTAAAAGGTCAGAGTGTATTCAATTATTGGAAACAATTTGACAGTGTGGCAGTGGGTGCCAGCCTGGATGGATCTGCACATTACGGTGAATACATACGCAAAGGCACAGACTGGCAGAAGGTTGAACAAAATAGAATTGAAATGTTAAATATCTGTCCAGACGTGGATTTTTACATCAGCCCCACACTCAGCATAATGAATGCATGGCATCTGCCTGACTTTCATAGAGATTGGGTAGAACGTGGATTTATCAAACCGCAAGATCTCAATGTAAACATCCTACAAGATCCTGCTCATTTAAGAATTGATATTGCTCCAATAAAATACAAACAACGGCTACGGGTAAAGTATGAAGAACATTTAGATTGGCTGCGCGATCAAGATATATTACAACGCGCCAGCGTGGGGTTTGAATCGGCTATCAATTTTATGATGGCCACAGATAACACACATCTCATTGATACATTCTGGCGCAAAACACACGAACTTGATGCCATAAGAAATGAATCAATCTTGGATGTAATTCCGGAATTAACAGCACTTAGGTAATGACTAAGTTAAATGTTGTATACACACATGGTACCGGGGGGCATTGGCTGGGACATTTGTTATGGTTAGCACAATACAGAAAAGTTCCGGTTGACCCTGCTGCTCCTAATTTTCATAATCACAAACAAACAGACCTAGTCAAGCTAAGCCACACACCTGTTGCTGATGACTGTTGGTATTTTACCGGAAGATCTGGGTTTAATTTTTATCTGAATTTTTGGCGCAAGCACAGAAAGTTATATCAAAAGCCTTTATCATTTGTTGAGGACGTATATACACTCAGCGATGAAGCCACATGGCGCCAATCTGCAGATTATCACAAAAACTTTGTGTTGCAAATTGATATTGATTACACAAACATATTTCTTGACCCTGTAAAATTTAGGTCACAGTTCAATTGGTTATGTGAGCATGTGAAACTAGCACCGGTATCGCAGTCTTTTGTAGACGCAGCCATAATGCTATTTCAAAACAGTTGCGAGCCTCCAACTGATCATATAAGTAATTACGATAGTAGGCCTTGGCTTGCCTGGTGTCACAGCGTTTGCCTGTTAAATCAAATTGACTGCCCGGTACTGGTTGATAATTGGCAAATTCGTAATTTTTTTCAGGCACGCGATCGTTATTTTGTCGACGCTCTACAACCATTTGTATTAAATCATTAAATGAATAAACCACACGATAAATTTTGTGTACTGCCTTGGATCAGCATTGAAGCCAGTCCTGTTGGAACAGTGCGGCCCTGTTGCTTAGCCGATGACGAAATAGTAGACAACACTGGTGAAAAATTTCAATTGGCCACAGCAGACTTTGCTGACATACAAAACAGCCGTCACATGCGTGATTTACGTGAAGATTTTTTAGCAGAAAAGAAACCGCAGACATGCCGTAAGTGTTGGAATGAAGAACGATCTGGCCGTACCAGCAAACGTATGCACACATTGGATCGTCTCAAACATGTTCTCAAAGATCAAGAATGGACCACGGATGCTAAACCGTTAATGTTTTTGGATTTAAAATTGGGTAATATCTGCAATCTCAAATGCAGAATATGCGGATCATGGTCGAGTTCTCAATTTGCCAGTGAAGAAATCTCTTTCTTACCACGTGAAGAACAAAAAAGCAGTCATGCTTATCTGATGCTGCGTGCCGGTGCCTGGCCCAAAGAAAACACGCAGTTTTGGACTCAGATTGATAGTGTGTTGTCCGACATACGTTATATTGAATTCACTGGCGGCGAACCTTTCATGATTGAACAACATTTTGACATGTTGCAAGGCATAGTAGATCGTGGCATTGCTGATCAAGTAGAGATACACTACAACACCAACGGCACACAATGGCCCGAGCGCGGTCCAGACATTTGGAAACATTTTAAAACAGTAGAAGTGGCATTTAGTATAGACGATGTGGGTGCTAGATTTGATTATCAACGCACCAACGCAGACTGGGCAGTGGTGTTAGACAATATCACAAGTTTTCAATACTTGCAAGATCAAATGCCCAACTTGCGGTTACAATGTTGTTCAACAGTGAATGTGTTCAATGTGCGTTACCTTGATGAACTAGCACATTGGATAGCTCTGCAACGCTTTGACTTTGTGTACTGGAACATGATGCATGACGCCTGGTATTTTAGCATAGCCACTTTGCCCGACACTGCAAAAACACAAATTATTGCACACTTAGAATTGGCCGATGTGCCCGATCAATACCAAGACGAATTTGAGCGCATAATAGATTTTATGCGTAACGGAGCATCCACCGACGGATTTATGACACGTATGAAGATAGCCGATCTAGATAGAAAACGCAATCAAGATCTACGAACAGTGGCTCCTGAATTTGCACAGATAATAGAATACACAGGTCCATGACGGTTGTATTAATGTTTCCGGACAATCTGATGCCTTGGCACACTCAGGTCATGCTGCAAGGATGTCCATTTGAGATTTTTGATCCAGGTATCAAGTATTCAACACCAACTGTGTTTTTGTACAACATGTATGGCCCTTACCAGGAATATATCAAGCAACATCTTGATCAAGGACACCGAGTCATATATGATGCCAAAAATGAACACTATGTGAATCCTGACAAACATTGGGTGCTGGACGAATTTGTGGCACATCCAGGTCAAGGAATGATTTTGATATCTGGACATGAGCCACAAACAATTGCCGGAGTAGCAATAGCAGCCACGCCTTATTGGTATTGGATAATTGACCAAACAGAGTTTAAAAAATTTGGATACGACCAGTATCGGTGGAACCCCACATACAAATTTGATTTTTTCATGCAGATAAGCCTGCCCAGGGTTGACAGAGACGTGCTGTATGATATAATGGCACCTGTGCTGCATCGCGGATTACACAGTTATCGCAGTCGTGGAATATTTTTGCCCAATGATGTTGACACAACCGCAGTACCAGATTGGCAACGATATACTAATTTTGATTGGATTGATCAATGCAATCTCACAGTGATAGTGGAGACTAACATTGACGATGCTACCATAACTGGAACCAGTATAACAAAAAATGATCAGTGGTTCTTGTGCGAAAAGACTTATAAGCCCATTGCGTATGGCCACCCTTTTTTACAAGCAGGCACCTGCGGCAATTTAAATTATGTACGGCAGCAAGGATTTGAAACCTTTCCCGAACTATGGGATGAAAGCTACAGCAATTTGCCACACTACACTGATCGCGTGCGAGCCATACTGAGTATCCTCCAATCATTTGACCCTGCTGCATTGTCAATGCCCATTGTTCGAGAAAAATTGCAGCATAATCAAGCGAGATTTTTTGACAAAGATCTAACTGCAAAATTTCTAGCAGACACCATCACAAATCCTATCATTGAGTTTGCCAATGACTAAACCAGACACATTGTGCATGGCTCCATGGGTACATACGTACCTTTCGCCACAGACCGAAAGACGCATGTGCTGTGCATCAAGAGAACCTGCACAAAATTTTGAACAATACATTGATACTGCATCAGGCTCAGGTACTTACATACCAATCACACTAGAACAGCACTGGAACAGTGATCACATGCGATCAGTCCGTCGCCGTATGATGGCCGGAGAACAATTGTCTGAATGTGAAGTTTGCAATGATCAACTGCTGAACACCGACGTTTATCGCACATATTTTTGGCAACTTTTTAAACATAAATATTCAGACGCAATGGCAGCCACTGGTAAAGATGGATTTTATGAACCATTGCCGGTGAGTTGGGATTATAGATTCAGTAACCTTTGCAATTTCAAATGTAGAACCTGCGGAGATATGTTGAGCAGTGCTTGGGAGTCAGAACAAAAGACACACCGCATGGTGGACTGGAGCAATTCCAAAAACAACTGGATGCGCTCCGAAGTGCGAGAACAAATCTCTCAGTTCCAGGACAGTCAAATTGAGCAAGAGTTTAGCGATGCCGTAGAACAGCACAGAGTAGAAGAAGTGTACTGGGTGGGTGGCGAACCCTTGATGTACGAACAGCACTGGCGATACATGCAGCGCATAATAGAATTAGGGGACGGGCCACGAGTATATGCTAGATACAATACAAATTTATCAAGAGTGGATTATCGCGGGATCAACTTGTATCGCGATATTTTGTCTGGGCTTAGGGATTGGCAGATATGTGCAAGTCTCGACGGCACAGGCCCAATTGGAGAATACATTAGAACAGGCCTTGACTATGATCAATGGCTTGAAAACTTCCGTGGAGCAATTGCAATCCAACGTCACCCACGTCAAGTCAGAATTGACTTTACGCTCACTCTGCCCGGAATGTTTGAAGTTGGCCCAATTACAGAACTCGCTGGACAACTTGACGTCGATGTCTTGGCCAAAGTAATTTTCTCATTCAGCCCTGACATTATGATGAGTCCATTAGCCTTGCCCAGGCATTTGTTGCATCCGTGGTTGGATGAATTGATTGCCAAAACATCAGGTGCCATGCAGGCAGTATTGATGCAGTTAAAAAATCGACCCACTTTTGAAGAACAATGGCCAGATACCTATCAACAAAGTCTTGCCCAGGGCCGCGCTCGTGTGTTACAATTGGAACAGATAAGAACACAATCTGTCACTATGACTGATATCCTATCGGCCAGACCTGCGGTATTAAAATGGTGGATGAACATTGCTTAATTCAATTGAACTAGATTTACGAAGTGCAGACAACAAACTGCTGACTGTGTACGTTGATGTGTACGACAATAGCCTTGCACGCAAATGGCTTGCAGCATTGACTCATCTGATTGATAACAAATATCATTTGGAAAAAAATTATTGTTGGCTAGGCTGGGTCGAAAGTGCTCGCTCCGTGCAATATATTTGTACTCAAATCAATCGCAGCATACATGCAATCAATGCAGCAGGCGTGGGTTATGTGATACAAGATTTTTTTACACCATCCAATACCACAACACCCGATGGAAAAATTGATCATGCACACATGAATCAACTACATAGCTATTTTGAAGATCTGCAAGGAGTGTCCGGGGCAATGAGTCCGTATTACGACATTGCTGACAATACCACAAGATGGCACATACGTCAATTGAACTTGCTGTGTCATGAACTAGAAAGTCTGGTGTTGAGTATTCGTAAATCAAAAACAGCTCCCGAATGGCGCCGGCCATCACAGTTGATGTGTTGGTTACAATCTCCAAGATTTCTACTGGAACCAGAAGACTATGAACTGTTTGGTATTGACACAATCAATCGAGAATTAGGCGGTGTATATGCAGGAGTAAATAAAGCAGTGGGAAAACATCATTGGGAAGTTTTCAATGATGAAGGACGAGACAGTCGCGTAGGTGAACTCGCTACCAGCACACTCAGATCTCAGACTGAAGCAGCTGGCGATTTTGATATTGAGTGGGCAAATAATCCAGGAGACTTTTCGTGGCAAATCGAGCGGCTTGGAGAATTCCGCACCTGGTTGGTAAAAAACGGATTTGATCCTGATGATAAAACGCTGACCATCGGACACCCTAAAATCGCACAAGTGGACTTGGTTCGCAGTTTTGGTACTACAGATTACAATAAAATTTGGGAAAAAATATCAACACATCTGGATGTGTATAAAATACGAACCGGAGCAGTCGAAGCTACATACGAATATCGCTGGAGCGATGAGAATTACGATCAACAACAAATAAAGGAATTGTCATGAACTGGATTAAAAATTTATGGAACAGAATCACATTAGAAATTCGCTACCGTAAAAAACTACGAGAACTTCGCAAGCGCGACCCATTCATCTACAAATGAACTATTTGGGAATATCTGCTGGGTTTCACGATGCAGCCGTCAGTGTAGTCAGTCATGACGGCAACATCTTGTTTGCTGCTCACAGCGAGCGATACAGCAAAACTAAACATGATAAAGATCTCTGTAGAGATCTATTATTGGATGCAATGGACTATGTAGATCCTAGCCAGATTGAGTATCACTATTACGAACGTCCCTGGGTCAAGGCCATGCGTCAATTACGCAGTGGTGAGGGTTTCAGATGGCCCACCTGGAATCGATTGCTGGGAAACTCTTACAATTTCTTAGACCAACCTCAAATACACACTCACGCTCATCACTTGTGTCATGCAGCGGCGGGATTTCAAACAAGTCCTTTTGAAGATGCCACTGTGGTAGTGATTGATGCCATTGGAGAGTTTGACACTATCACTATCTGGGATGCCTGGTATGATTTCTCAACGGGTAAAGCTGAATACAAAAAGTTGTGGAGCATGAAGTATCCAAACAGTATTGGCTTGTTCTATTCAGCAATGACCAAAAGAGTTGGTCTACGACCGCTTGATGAAGAATATATTCTGATGGGTATGGCAGCATATGGAAAACCCATACATCTAAAGGATATGATAAATCAGTTGGTGGACAGCAAAGATATATTCACTTTCAAACAGAATCTACATATAGGTGTTGATGAAACTTTCTTAAAAGATGCTGATGATTACAACATTGCCAGTACTTCTCAAGAGTTGGTAGAACACATGATCTCTAGAGTAATGGCTAAAGCTAGAATGCTAGGCTCTAGTAAAAATCTAGTATACGGCGGTGGGGTAGCATTGAATTGTTTGGCCAACAGATTGTTAGGAAACTTTTATGAAAAAATTTGGATCATGCCCAACCCCGGTGACGCCGGCAACAGCCTTGGCGCAGCGTGTCTGGGGTACGGTGCGAAAGTCAATTGGCGTGACTGTTTCCTGGGTCATAATATTCCTGGTGATTATCCTGTCAATTCCATTCTTGATATATTACTCACTGACAAAATTGTTGGTGTGGCTAGTGGCCGAGCGGAGTTTGGGCCGAGAGCACTAGGCAGTCGCAGCCTGCTGGCAGACCCGAGAGGCACAGAAATTAAGGATCAAGTTAATGAAATCAAACGCAGACAAAAATTTAGACCCTTTGCTCCAGTTATTTTGGAAGAGTATGTTGATCAATATTTTGATATGCCTCGCCATTGGCACAACAGTAGGTATATGCAAGTGGTCGGTCGTTGCAGGAATCCTGAGTTGTTTCCTGCTATTGTTCATCACGACGGCACTAGTCGTATACAAACTGTACCCAAGGATGGAAGCGGAATTCGACAGTTATTGGAAAAGTGGCATTTTATGACCGACTGCCCTATGCTGTTGAATACCAGTCTGAACATACGTGGCGAGCCCATGGTCAATGACCGAGCAGATGCAGATAGATTTGAACGCATGTACGGCGTCCAAGTTTGTTCATGATTCACGAAATCAAACAGCTCTGGTGCGACGAGCGATTGCTCCGGCCCTTTGCTGGTTCAAACACAATCACTCATAACTACAGTCAAGCTGATCAAGATATCTGGGTGCTGAGCATGTTGGATGGGCTACACAACGGTACTTATCTTGACATAGGAGCTGGCTGGCCCGAGTACATAAACAACACAGCATTGTTAGAACTACAATTTGGTTGGTGTGGTGTCAGCTTGGATTACCAAGATGTTTATCCTGACATGTGGGCAGCCGCCGGCCGCAAATCATTTGTAAAAGGCAATGGACAGACAGTAGATTTTGATCAGCTGTTATCCAACATGCCATCGGTGATTGATTATCTTTCTATTGATTGTGATCCTGGATTCCGCACATTTGACATTTTACAACGTGTGCCATGGGACCGGTATAAATTTCGTTTGATCACATTTGAACATGAATGCTATGCAGAAGGGCCAGAAATCAAACATGCAAGTAGAGATTTTTTATGGTCACACGGATACGAGCTAGTGGCAAACAATATCAGTGATCAAGGCATTGCATGTGACTACGAAGATTGGTGGGCACACCCTGATCTAGTAGATTCAGATCGGCTGAGACTGTATCAATCAGTGGATGATACAGTTAAAGACTATCAACGGTATCTTTATAAGTAAGTCTCTAATCCACCGCGCCGACGAATATCTTGTGTGCAACAACTGATGCCGCCGTCCCAGAAATAGCTATGTCGTAGCTCACTAATAATTGGTTCAATCTGGTGTTTACGACAGTAGTCAAATACTTCCTTGTTGTATGCACTAAAGATAACATGATTTTCGTCCAGCACAAGACAGTTGACATCAAACACAGTTTCAGCCACAAAGCCAGTCCACTTGGTCAGGTAGGTGTTCACAAACTCTGTAAATTCAGCAGTAGGTGTTTGTCCTTGCACATACCATGCGCCGGGTGATTGTTCGTACTTGAACTTGCCCACTTCCATAGCAGCCCAGATACTGCTGTCCCAGATCTTGCATACATCCCACCCAGGAAAGTCTGCGGCCAGGTTTAAATTTACATCATGCTTGCTGCTCAACAATACTCCTGGTTTGAGAATAGCAAACACAGCATCTCCATGACCGTCGGTGATTGCTTCATGCACTCGATACTCAGTGCCCAACACATTGTCTATGATCCAGCGCGATTGTTCTGGTTTGAGAAAATCACTGTTGTCAAAGAACACATCACGACCCACACGCACAATACACGATGCTGATGCTTGATTCAATATGCAGTCTGGATCCCAATGACTGCCGTGTGGATTGATCACGCTGCCCGGTTGTGCAGTTTCGTACTCTTGGCATAAGCCATCCAATTCTTGCATTGGCAGTACACGCAGCAATCGATCGCCCAGAGTGATCTGCCAATCTCTTGGAGTCAGCGGAGGCAATGGAGCACCACCACCTTCGGTTTGATGCCATACAAAATTGTCTTTGTTGGGCAAGTCAGGCCGGCGCACACAAGCACCAAATTGTTCTATGGTCTTGGAGAGATTGGCTAAATCTTCTTCCGTTTCGGATAAGATTTGTTGTAGTTGATTTCGAACTTGTGCGTTTTCGATAAAATCAAAATAGTCTGGGGTGTATGCACGGCCGACGATTACTTCTTCAAGTGGTTGCCAGCTGGTATAAGAATTAATAATGTTCATAAAGTTGAGTGAGTAAAGTATTTAATCTATCCGTTTTTTTGCTTAAAAATAACTGTTGATTGTGCTCAATGTCAGCTCGACATTGTTCAAACATTTGGGCCAAGCAAGGCCTTGCCTGTTGTATTGATGCCAATAATTTTTGCCATCTTGCAGTGGAATTGGTTTCCAAATCATATGAGTTGTCCAACACATGGTCAAATGTTTTGTAACCCAACTGTCGTAAGGTTTGCAAACTACCTGCACACCCTGCTATAAAAAACATTTGGCCATGTTTGACAGGTTTAAAAGTTTTTTCAGTTAGGAAAACACCACCACTTTGATCAGCATCAAAATGTGTCTCCACTACGATATTACAATAGCTGTTGGTATGATAGTCGGGCTCAGTTTGGCTGTGATCATTGCGTTGTTGATTGGTTAATGCATCGGCCAAGTAAGGTGCCTGTTCTAAAAATTGTTCAGTGGCTGACCGTAACCCAGTTAGCGAATCAATCTCAATGGGATTATCGTTGTCAAGACCGCCGGGTTCGCAATAACTCCAGAGGCTGTTGTTCAACAGTGATTGCCGATGCAAGTCAGCCATTATAGTAGCCCGCCAACTCTTATGCAATCTATTCAACACTGTAAAATCATATTGTCTTTTGTTACCATGCACCGCTAGTGCTGCAATATCTGAATTGCGTTGGTAATACCACAGTTCAAAATCGGTGAAATAAACAAATCCAGGAAGTTTTGCAGCAGCAGTATTGGCACTTACAAAACGATAGCAGTCAGCAGGCATAAGGTGATCTTCGGCCAATTGATCCAGTCGGTGTTTTATACGTTCAGGGTTGTCGCCTTCGTGATAGCAAAACAAAATTTGTAACCGATCTTCACGAAGTTTTTTACGAATTTCTGGAGTCAGCAGTGAAAAATAATCAATGGCAAAATCAAAAAAACCCAGTGCTATTGGATAGTAAGTGTTGACAGGCAGCGGATCGTCGATGTTGTAGATATTGATCTTGACACCATGATAATCGCAGTATTCCTGCAATCTCAAAGGAATTGTGCAAGGATAATGCGATTCAAATTCTCGCCATTCTTGGGTGTACGGTTGTGCCTGCCATGTTGCCAATGCAGGATATATTTTACCGTGAATTGTCAGGTCCGCAACTAGGTTCAATTCCATCCAACATCTCCTGTAGCTCTTGCCATAACACAGCTTCAAATCCGCCATTGTAAAAATGATTCCAATTGTGTTCAATGACTTCTTGTGCCATGTCAAATAGATCTTGTTTGCCCGAAGTTGGCAATTCGTCTAGGCTGCGTAACAAGCTGGCGATACGAGCAATACGATCTTGGTCCTCAGCTTGATCGTAACTTTCGTCCCATATGTGCCCAAACGTACGAAATCCATAACTACGCAAATATTCAAGACTGCCTCGGGTGCCTACTATAACAAAAGGCATGCCTAATGCAATAGGTTTGAATGTTTTTTCAGTTAAATGCCATCGTCGTCCAGTGGCAACAGTTTCGGTCACTAGATATAACAAACTTTCAGCAGACTCGTCAAACAGACTTAACCAACAACTGTGCATGGGATGGTCAGTTTCGTTAGCAAAGTTAATTGGTAATGCTTGTTCTGCAAATACTGATTCAATATCTGGATATTTGTATTTCAACAGTTTAATAGCGTCATGTATACTAATATTTTCTGCCGGACACACACTAGGACAACTAATATGATTGTGTGTCATGTTGTTTTTAAATATATGATACAGCATCTCTAATCTGTGCTGCCGCTTGCCAGCCACAATTCTATTAGGAGCAATAAACGTTTGTTTTATTGTGCGATTTTTAATTGGTTTAATCAAAAACGTTTTATCGTATCCTCGGTACCAATCCAATGCTGCCCAGCCATGGAAAAAATAGTACGCACTTTTCCATTTGAATTTTTCACATACAGCCTCAACATTTTCACTGTTATATTCACTAGTCAGCAAAATACCTGCGCTATAATGGTGTTGAAATTTAAGAAAACTAGTGGCACCATCATGCGTGATATCTAAATTGTAGTCGCGCACCTTGAAAAAAGTTTCCATGTGTATGTCCAAATGTATTGGCTCTTGGTCAAAAAAGAATATATAATTGTATTCTTGTATATCATTTCTACCATAATTAATCACACTGTCTGGGTCGCTACGACCAAACGGGTCACACATGAACATTCGGAATCCGGGCCGATTGTCGCGCAACCATGGCCAAAAAGTATTATTATAAATCTCGTCTATTCTTATCATGTTTGATGTTTTTTATTCCGGAATCCGGCCCAATTTGTTTGCACACGAGCAGGCAGTGGAGTCTATTGAGCAAGCACAGCAGCTGAGCCGCACTCGTTTTTTCTGGTTTGTAAATTACTTATCTGACTGTACTGGTTTTGATTTTCTTTGGGAACCTGTATCCTGGCAAGCACATCAACGACATGCCTGGCATGACCAATATGAGATTGATGCGGGGGTGTACCTTGTGCCCAAAGATGGATACACAGATACAAATTATCATACTGATCATGTGATACACAGACTGCCCAACGTTGATTTTTGGCACATACCCAAATGGATTGATCCTGCCAGTATAAACTATAGATGGGCACCTAACCCTACAGATCCTCCTTATATATATGAGTTTCCTGTAGAATGGGATTGGGATAGGGCAGGTGGTCCTGAATATAGAATTCCGGGAGCAACAGAACGCAAGTACATGACGGTGTTTGTTACTAGTACACAGTCAGATCGACAAGACTGGCAAGTACACGACAATGTAGACTGCAACGACCCGGTATTCAACTGGCACCCAAATCCATTTGATCCGCCGATGATATATGTTTTTGGCAACCAACACTGGCCTGCAGAAGCACGTGCCAGTGTAGAATATCATGTGCCTGGCGCCACCGTAAAAAAATACATGGATAACATTCGAACTGTGCGATTGCCCAGCAAGGATCAGTTCACTTGTTTATATCCTTGTAATTTTGATTGGTCATGGGAACCAGACCCAGGCAGCCCGCCCTATATCTATGTGTTTGGCAATCAATGGTGGTCAGCTGAAAAAATGCCCACGGTAGAATATCACATGCCTGGCGCAACAGAACGCAAGTACATGACTCAGCCTGCACGTTTATTGCCTGCATACGAAAATTGGGTCATTCCCAGCACAGTGGACTACAACAGTGTGGATTTTTCTTGGCAACCTGATCCAGGAGACACACCATACATCTATGAGTTTGCCACACAATGGCAACCCAATGGAGGTGCTGTGTACACTGTGCTGGGTGCAACAGAACGCAAGTATGTGAACATACAGCATTGTAGATTGTCTGACACAACAAACTGGACAGTATCTGACTATGTCGACCCCGACAGTGTTGATTGCTCTTGGCACCCGGACAACACAGAACAACCATACATCTATGAGTTTGCCACACAATGGCAATCCAACGGTGGTGCTGTGTACACTGTACCCGGTGCAACAGAACGCAAGTATGTGGACATACAGCATTGTAGATTGCCCAATAAATCTGCTTTTAGATTGCTGGAATACATTGGCAAATTTGATTATTCGTGGCATCCGGACAACACAGAGCCAGCCTACAACTATGTGTTTGGCAATCAGCATTGGCCTGGCACAGACATGCCCACGGTCATGTATGAAATGCCTGGCAGCACTCATGAAAAATTTGTGGATAGTCCGGTTGCTCGGCTGGGCAGTTGTATGGGCAACTGGAGACTGTTTGAAGACATTGACGACAGTGTCTGGGATTGGACCTGGCAGCCAAACCCCCAGGATCCTCCTTACATCTATGTGTTTGGCAATCAATGGAATCCGCCAGAATACAAGGTCAGCATACAGTATGAAGTAGAGGGTGCAACAGAGATCAAGTACATGGATCAACGCACACGCAGACTTCCGCAGCCGCAATTGTTTGGACATAATTTAGCAGTAAGTGAGTTTGATTATTCTTGGGAACCAAATCCGTTTGATCCACCAATGATGTATGTGTTTGGCAATCAATGGAACTCGGCTGTGCTAGAACCCACAATAGTGTACAATGCTGGCGGTACTGAGATCAAGTACGTTGATGACATCATAGCCAAAGTAGCACAAGATATGAGTGTGTGGGAATCATTGGATGACATTGAAGAATTTGATTACTCTTGGAGACCTGATCCTACGGATCCTCCTTATATCTATGTGTTTGGTAATCAATGGCTTACCCCAGAACAACGTCCTGCACTAAGATATTGTGTAGCAAACGCAACAGAAATCAAATACATGGATCATCCGCGAGCAAAACGTCGTGGTGATCACACACGCTTTGTTCAACATTATCCTGTGGCATTTGATTGGTCGTGGGAACCCGAACCTGGTAGCCCACCTTATAATTATGTGTTTGGTAATCAGTACTACAGTGCAGAAGTCATGCCCACGGTTGAATACCGCATGAGCACAGCCACCGAACGCAAGTACATGGATATCCCTGCACAGTTATTACCCAATCATAGCGATCATTGGCATACGCTTGTTGACTGTGAGTGGGACTATACTTGGAGACCTGAACCGGGCAGCCCGCCTTACATGTATGTGTGGGGCAATCAATGGTGGTCAGCTGAAAAGATGCCCACTGTGGAGTATCACATGCCTGGCGCCACAGAACGCAAGTACATGTCCGCGCCCTCGGCAAACTTGTTAATTGACATGACCAATTGGCATGTGCCTGAACATGTCAACGTAACTGACATGGATTTTTCTTGGGTTCCGGACCCAGGCGAACCTCCTTACATATACCAGTTTGCCACACAACATCAAAAGACTGGTGGACCGCAGTATCGAATGCCCAATGCAATTGAATTCAAGTATGTGGACATGATGCGAGCCGAAGTTAAAAAGGAAGCCGCACCTGTGTTTGAAATTGATCACCTAGATAACAATGCAGGCCAAATTCCCAATGTGATCAAGAAGATTCGTTATTTTGACAACTACCGCGATACTCTGATACGCCTGGCCCGAAGTCTAGTAGGTGAATACGAGCATGTATGGGTATGTTCCAGCATCTGTGACTATACCAACTTTGACTTTTCATGGCACCCGGAAATCTGGCAGAGCACCATGCTGCATGTGTTTGCCAGCAATGAACAAAAATTTGGTGACACGTTCTACATGCATGTGCCTAGCTTTGCTGAACGCGCCGAGAAGAAACAGTTATTAGAGTGGTACAGTGTAAACTATGTGTCACGTTGTCCGGTACCACGCAGACGCATGCCTGTTATAGAACACAATCATGACAGTCAAATTGAAGCAGTTGAGTCAACTGAATGGGCAGGGCCACTGGCATTGTTCACTACCAATGGTGAACCTATGACTGTTCCAGCTGTGAATTTATGGCGCTCAGAAACCAAAACAATAATACCACTGAGTTTAGGAGCAAGTACAGTGGTGGTACCACGTGTGGCTGTGCCGCACATTAAGACACAACTATACGATTATTTGCACATTGACAAAACGCAACAAAAGCGACACAGCGATGCCAACTTGGATATAGTGTTCATCTCCAATGGAGAACCCAATGCTGAGCAGAATTTCAAACGATTAAATTTACTACCTAACGCTAAAGCAAATCGACTTGTACGAGTAGACAACATCAACGGTCGTGCATCAGCATATCATGCAGCAGCTCGAGCCAGTACCACGCCATGGTTCTTTGCTGTGTTTGCTAAACTACAAGTAGATATTGATTTTGATTGGACTTGGCAACCTGATCGCATGCAACAGGCCAAGCACTATATCTTTCATGCCCAGAATCCTGTAAATGGGTTGGAGTATGGTCATCAGGCCATGATTGCTTACAACCGACAATTGGTGTTGGACAATCCGGGTGTTGGATTGGACTTCACACTAGATTCACCACATGAAGTGGTTCCTATCTTGAGTGGGATAGCACACTACAACACCTCACCGTGGTCAAGCTGGCGAACAGCATTCCGTGAATGTATCAAATTGAAAGCCAGTTTACCTGATGTGGAAAATGAATACCGTCTAAATAAATGGCTTGATGTCAACAGTGACGAAGCAGATCCGCAGTGGAGTCGACTTGGTGCCGAAGATGCCGTAGAGTACTATGATCAAGTCAATGGTGACTTTGATCAACTAAAGAAAAGTTATGAGTGGGATTGGTTGGCCAGTTATGCATTTTTCAAACGCAATCTAACAACCAATCAATAGTGTTATCTAAGTGACTTATTTGATCTGACGTTTGATATCCAGTAAATATCTGATATGACATGTTCTAGACTTTTTACTTTTGGGTGCAGTTTGACTAGATATCACTACCCAACCTGGGCCGATATTATAGGTAGAAATTTTTCTGAATTCCAAAATTGGGGCAAAGCTGGAGCAGGAAATAATTTCATATCAAATTCTTTGAATGAGTGCAATCTAAGAAATAAACTAGGATCAGACGATACTGTGATAATCATGTGGACCGGACTGTCTCGGATTGATTACTATCAAATCGACCACTGGTGTCATGTACATAATCAGTACTATGATTTGGAATCAACGGAACGTCCATATTCATGCCCGCTGGGTTATGAAATGTTGTCCTATGCATGGATGGCATCGGTCGTGCATATCCTGAATCACACAGGCTGCCGATGGAAAATGTTCCAGTGGAATCAACCTGAATTATATTCGGATGCGGTTGCTTTGTACCAACCACTGCTGAACAACATAGTTTATGCTCCGTTTGACAACAATCCTCGCCCTTATACATTGAGTCCAAAATTCAAGATAGAAGTAGATAATTTGTTCCGTCGTCTTAGAGGTGAAGATTGGCCTGCGTTAGAATCTATAATAGATGAATCTTTTGAATCGTTGCCGTTGACCGACTTTATTAAAAATGAATGCAGAGAGTTTCTAACAACAGTAAAAAAAGATCGAAGTATTTCTTCAAACCTGTTTGATAAAATTGATACACATCCTAGTCCTAACACACATCTGCAATGGGTTGAAAAAAATCTCTCTGAATATCTAATCAACGAAACAACCAAACAATGGATCAATCATATAGACGATTGTCTACGTGACAAGAAAATCTATGTGTTTGATGCCAATAATCCTATTAGATTTTAACCTTCTTGGGTGCAATCGAGCACTTGGTCGATCACATATTCAACTTCCAGATCTGTAAGTTCAGGATACAAAGGCAGTGTGAGGCATCGACGAGCCAGGCTACTGGCCACACTCAGCAGGCCTGGCCCAGGCAGATCTTCGTATGCAGCCAATTCGTGCAATGGATTCTGATAGTGTATCTTTGTTTTAATACCCAGGTCAGCCAGTTTCTGCTGTAATGTATCACGGTCATCAACATCAATCACAAATTTGTGGAAGCTGTGGGTGTCAAAGTTGGTATAGTCGATCAAGCATCGCACTCGTGTATCATCTGCAAGTTGAGACCACCAGTGTGCGGCTATGTTTTTTCTACGCAGTTGCCATTCATCGATGTAGCGTGTTTTGACCATCATTTGAGCACAGTCTACTTCACTCATGCGTGAGTTAGTGCCTGTGTGTGCATGATTAGATCTTTTACCGTTGTCACACCAGTTACGTGCATAGTCACTTAGATTGCGATCGTTGGTAACAACAGCACCACCGTTGCCGTAGTTGTTTAGATTTTTCATAGGATCAAAACTAATGGCACTAGCTTCACCCACCCGATGGCAACGGTCTGATAACCAGTGCTGTGCTGCATCTTCGATGATACAGAGGCCACTACGACGTAGACTGTTGGACAATGCTGCGCCATACAATCCAATGCCAAGTATAGCTTGATAATTCAGATCCGGTGGTATATCTCTAAATTGCATGTTGCCATATGCATCAGTATCAATCAAGTGTATGTTCCATCCTGCTCGTACAAATGCATTTGCACTGGCAGGAAATGTCATAGCAGGGATCAATACTGTGGGCGGTGTTGGCTGGGGATGCAGGCCATGCTCCGTGCGGTAATAGCCAGCCAGTATCTCTAGGGCCTGTGTACCTGAGTGACACAGTACTGCATAATTTGTATGATTCTTTGCTGCCAACCATTCCTCAAACTGTTGAGTGAATTGGCCGTTCATGAGATTACCAGATGTCAGAACCTGGTCCGTAACATCCAGTATCTCTTCTCGTAGGTTGTTATATTGTCTTGGGAGCCCAGTAAAGGCTATTTTTAAACCATGCATGATAATTATCAAAACCTTCTGCCACATCAATCTGGGGATCGTATCCTAACACAGCTCTAGCACGATCTATGTTTAATGCACCACGTGACGGAAAGTCTGCGTCTTTGTCACGCAATTCAATACTGCCATTGGCTACAATTTTAACAATCATTTCAGCAGCCTGTAACAAGCTCACACTGTGACTTTTTGTGATGTTGAATGTTTGATTGGCAGCAGCCGGCACAAGTGCGGCAGCCACAATACCATCAGCAGCATCATCCACATAAGTGAAGTCTAGTGTTTCGCCTGCTCCATTAACTCGGAGCACTCCGCCGCGCATTGCTGTGAGCATGAATTTTGATACGACTCGGTCTTCAACATCAAGTGGCCCATAAACAGCACTGGGGCGGATAATAGCGTGATCAAAACAACCACGGCGAGTATAATCTTTAACAAGGTCTTCTCCTGCAAGTTTCATTATGCCGTACTGCCCTTGCGGCCTACATACAGCGTCTTCGGTCACATCATTCGTAAAGTTACCGTACACCATACTGCTGCTGATATAAACAACTCGTTTCACATGGTGTTTTTTGGCACTCTCGAGCACATTGATCAATCCCTCCATCATGACTCTAGCACCCCACGCAGGGTTGGCATTTACAACTTTCTGTCGGGGAAAGCTAGCCATATGTATCATGACCTCAGGCTGTTCCATCTCAAATATATCGTCAATGGAGTCTTTATTACAGATGTCTCGATTGTACAAGTGCGATGGTGATAGCTGGATTTTTTTCAATCTCTCGACGATCAAGTAATCAAGTTCTGCTGGTGGAATCATTCCATACGTGGTGCGGTTGTCAATCACGCTTGCTGTATGGCCTTGCTGTTGTAGTCGTGTGACCACATTGTGCCCGATCAGCCCAAGACCGCCTGTGACCAGTATATTCATTTTCCTGCCCATTTCAATTTATAAAACATGTAGACCTTTTCATCCATCACAGTAAACTTACCATGTAAACGATCCCAATAGCAACCATCTACAAATTTTCCCGGCGCCCCGTATGTTTTTTCTAACCACTGACACTCTTCGTCCTTGAGTTTTTCGTCTGACCTATACAAATACACAGGCACAAATTCTGTGCCATTCCAGATTTGTTTTTTCACAGGAGGACGAGGAACTGCGTCGCGCTCGTCTAGGAATTCAATTCGTGGTGATAACATATTTCAGTTTGTAAAAAGTTTGATCTGACTCTTTCATGCGTGCCATGATAGCAAATTCAAATCCGTATGTGGCATGATCAACTATGCGTACCCACCAAGGAGGTTCCACAGCATGCTCCATCACAAATTGACCGGCTTCAGTCTGTTGCCATTCGTATATGGGTTGAGCTGCGTACAGCACAGGATCTTCAACATCGCCCATGCGGAATCGATGCACCAGCAAGTCAGAAATTGCCACAGGCCGGCCGTTGACTATCTTGGTCTGTCGTGGTTTTTTGTGTCGGTTATGTTCTTGATCTAGATCGCGTAAAATGGCCATGTGCTAGTATAGCATGCCATTTAGTTTTTTGCAACCAACTTGGTTGCCATAGGAAAGATTTTGGCAATCACTTGAGCACATGCCACAGCCACTTGTTGATGTTCTTGTTGTGTGCCATTGGCACTGCGTAACTGAACAAAGTGTATCCAACTGCGTAGTGTACCGTTCATGTACAGTCTGCTGACTGTGTTGCCTTCGGGCAATATGGCTCTGGCTTGTTCTTTGGCTATGCCTAATTCTATAGCTCTGGCATAGTGTTTTTGTGCCAACATTATTACTTCTTGTTGAGCACTATCCCACCACAGTGCTAGATCTTCGTTGTTGGTTTCTATACTGTTTTGTCTGTTTCGAGTGTCTTGTAGTCTAGCGGCTCGCCGTACAAAGCTGAGATCCTGCGTTGGATCAGCATAACGTTGGCTAAACTCTTGGAAACTGAAACTTCTGTGTCTAAGGATCTGTCTTGCAATATCTCTTGTGGTGGTAATTTCAATGCAGGCCGAGACCATTTCAAGTGGACTCCAGTGTTGGTGCTGGATGAGGTATTGAATAAGTCTCTCTGAAGTTTCTGTGTTGAATTGATTGGAGGGATTGCTAACACGGGCACAGTATGCAATGAGGTCTTGTGCATCTTCAATTCCCATGCTAGCAAATTCTTCAGTTGGCTGGCTGTGACTGAGCAGTCGTACATTCATAGGTCTTTTAATAGCTTGTCTGTTTCTGGCTGCACCATGTTGGCCACAGCACTGACGTCGACCACAAAGTCAACGTCACGAACCGAGTCACCTAGATCGGTCAACGTGCGGTTGAGAGCAATTTCAATTTGGTCTGTGTCCAGTCCCTGACGCCGTAGTGTTTGTAAGTTGATGGTTTTTTGTTTACGACCATCAATTTTTATAACAACCTTCTTGATACACTCAAGTGGCACTTCGGTCATGGACACTTCATTGATAATATGTTCCCATCGTTCAAGAAATTCATCACTGAACGGCATCTGAAGTCACTGGCTTGGCTTTTGCAGGACGACCTTTTTTGGGTGCAACAGGTGCAGCAGGTACAGCGACAGGTGCAGCAACAATCATTTCAGGGCCATTTCTCACACCAGGATACATGCGTTGAGCATCTTTCTTCATGCGAGCAGCTTCTGAGATCATGCTCTTGGCTTCAACCTCCATGCGTTTGGCCTGAGCCAACATGTTGTGAGCCAGGGTTTTGTCATCCAACGCACCATCCGAGCTGGCCATCAATGGAGCCACAGGCGGCGTTACTGTGCCACGTTCTTGACTGCGTTTGTATTCAGCTTCAGCCTTGCGTTTCTGTGCAGGATCCACAAACCCAGTGTTTTTGTCAATGTCTTGTAGACGCTTGAGAGCAGCATCTCCGGATTCCATCTCACGGATGATTTTGTTCATTTCATCCAGCTTGACTGAGCTTTGGCTGGTGGGTGTGACAATGATCTGTGCTGTGGGTACTTTCTTGATCATACCTTCTTTGTGCAATGCTTCCAATTGTCCACGTCCATCGGGCAACAAGTTTCTATGCAGCACTTCGCTCAGCTGTGTTGCTGCCTGCCCAGGTGCGCTTTCCAGTGTGGTCATAATGCTGTTATGAATATGAGTGGGCAATGTGTCTGGATAAATCACCAGGCACATGTGTTCCTCATTTGGCACTTCTCTGAATAATATAGCAACCTTGCGATCACCGTGACGTCCGATATGTTTAAGCATTAGGCTCTCCTTGTGGATTTGGTTGCTCGGGAACAGGAGCAGGGGCACTGGATACTGCTAAGAAAGCAGAGAGTTTTTCATATATTCCTCCTACCAGTGTCATTTCATTGCCACGTATGGCTCCGCGAGTGATCACTGTATCCAGTATAACTTTGATTGACGCTAGGTCAGCAATGGTTAGTTGTTTGTCGTTCATATAGATATTTACAAAAGAAAACCTCCTAAGATAAATTTCTTAGGAGGTTTTGGCTAAATTTGTTTTGCTTATTCGGCGTCGTCGTAGTAGGCATATTGCCCCCAGGGCGGAACAATGGTTGTGGTACCATGCAAGATCCAAACTGTATCTGCATAGTTCTCATCGCCCCAGCTGCCCCAGGGATAACCGTCAGTGAACACAACCAGGCGCTTGGGTTCGATCTCGTTGTCTTTTAGGTATCTAAAAATTGCATCAAAATCAGTACCGCCGCCGCCCTTTACTTCGTAATCACGGATGTCATCCAGGTTCTCCGAATCGTACTGTTGCGGATTGTAGCATTCGGTATCAAATGTCACCACATGGATTTTGTAAGCAGGGAACGACTCCATGATATTGGCAGTCTCACTCAAGATGTCTTTGAGCATGTTTTCATTCATTGAGCCTGAAGCGTCAATAAACAGTGCAATATCAATCATGGGATCCAACTTCATGCCAGGCATCACAGCGTCCATGTGCCAACCTTTACGGCTGGCTCGCATCCAGGTGTAATCACTCTTGATTGTGCTCTCCAATTGCATACGCAACAGTTCGCGCCAGTTCATCTTGGGCTCAGTGAGATCTTGGATTATGCGCCTGACACCAGCAGGAATATTGCCAGCACCATCCACAGTAGCCGCAGCCGCCAGCATGGCTTCTTTGATTTCGTCGCGGATGGCTCTGCGTTCTTCTTCGCTCAGTTTAGGACGGCCTTTGCCGTTGCCTTCACCGTCGCCTTCACCGTCAGCATCGCCTTCGCCATCCAAGTGCTCGTCGATCATCTTGTCAATGAGATCACTCATGTTGAGTTTCTTGGCATTTTTCATCAAGTCGTCAAACACTTCTTCCGAGCTCATGCCATCATACTTGGTGTCGTACAAGGCAGGCACTGTGGTGATCAACTCGCCCACCTTGTGTTTGACCAAATCGCCATTCACACAAAAGTCATTGGCAATATTCCAAATCTGCGGATCACGATCTCCACGACGTCCAAAGTGATCATAAACACAATGCAGTACCTCATGCCCAAACAAGAATTCAATCTCTTTGGTCTTGAGCATTTTGATGAAGCGACTATTGTAATAAAAATTACGACCATCTGTTGCCGCAGTACCGCACCATTCATCAGCATTGACCAATTTCAAACGTGTGGCAAGATTGCCAAAGAAACTGGCCTTAAGCAACAGGCCCACACGGGCTGTGACCAATTTTTCGCGTACCTCGTTGTCTATCTTGGGGTCAGTGGGCCCAAGTAGATTTTTATACTTGTCGGATTCTTTTTTGTTGTTGGTGGTGCCAGCTGTGGCATACAGTACATTGGGATTGAAAAATTGCATGACTACTCCTTTTTTGGACATACGTGTATTATAGCATTGGTGCCAATACTGGTCAACCAGCACTAGAGATATTTAAGTTGAAACCAAGATAATGCTGACTCATTATAAAAGTCCAGATGAATTTGGTCTTGATAATAACCTCCAACTTTGGCACCATCTGCAAAAAAGTTAATCCAATGAGTATGACGGCGGGTTGTGAATCCCAATTCTCTTTTCAATACCCAGGATATGGCAATTGTAGATCCATGCTCAGATAATATCTTTTGCCATATGTTGTCCCAATGATTAGTATCTTTAAAAATAACAAGATTGGGTTTGACAATAATTTTTTGTTCGGCGGTCATACATCACAGATATGGCTCAATTGAAACCAAGCCAGTTCTTTGTCAGAGCTGACATAGATTCGATAATTTCGATATTGAGTTGTAAATGCCCAGTGAAAGTTTATACCATCAGCTTGGTCCATTTCACGTGCCTGACCGGCCATCTTTTGCTGCACATCTACTTCTTGACTCCACCCAAAGTTGTTATTGAACCAACGACGGGCACGATCAAAGTCCAACGCGCCAGTGCCTTTCCAACCTGCTTTACTGAACTCAATTGAGTATTTGTAAATCTTGCAATAACTATGGCGACGATCTAGTTTGATTACTTCGTATTTCATAATTGAAAACGGGCCCTAGGGCCCGTTTTTTAGTTGCTGCTTTGCAGGATGTACTTGCCGAAACGTTTGTGAAACTCATCAAAGTGTTTCATCTTGGTTGGCAAGAATGGCAAGTCGTATGTGGTCAACGCAATACGAGCACCCATCACCGTCAGCTCAGTCTCGAAGTTATTCATCATGTAGCTGAGGAAGTTATCAGCCATCTCGTGGAACTTCTTCTGCTCCACTTTTTTCTCTACTGCATCTTTCAGCTCGTAGCACATGGAAATAACTAGACTGTACATGGCACTGACTTCTTTGACATTCAAGTCTTTGACTTTGCCACTCAAGATATCTTCAGGCTTGGGCATGCGTCCTGCCACCTTGCGGTGTGCCATAAACTTCACAGCAAGTCCTTCACCAACTGTACCTGCTACCAAGTTGGTAATGGTGTCGTCATCGCCGTCGTCATCTTCCAACAGTTCGCTAACGAATGTCCAGGTACGCGGAGTAGCGAATGCACGGCTTGAGCTTTTGGCATCAAAATCGTACAGGTCTTGCTTGGCAAAACTCAAGTAACCCACAACGTCTTTGTGGATGTTGTTGAGC